GTCTAAGTCCAGGGCAATCACGCGTGAGGTCATGTATTGTTTCCGGTTAATGATGAAAAGTTAGCTGGCCATGATGGTACACCGCTGTGCCATTGGGGCAAACTTTTCAGCATCTACCGCTAAAGAGTCGATACACTTGATATTGTATTTTTCAGAGTGCCGTTAGTCTGAAAAATGAAATTTCCACGTGCAGTGAGGAAGGAGTATTCATGAAACAAACACTCCTATCAAAAAACATCTTAATTTTCATTTGGTTAAAGTAGCCATTCCGAAATCATTCGAAATTCATTCTAAATATCTTTCCAGTCTCGCCCTCGTCCATCGCGGTATTTATCGGACATTGCTGATGATTTATGCCCCAATATAGCTTGGGTGTAATCATTACCTCTCTCTTTTGCGTATATACGGCCAGACAAGCTTCTAATTTCATGAAAGGGTGGTGGATCGCTTTCCCACGCAAGCCCGGACAGATCGCGAGCTTGTCTGAATTGTGCCGCTATAGTTCTGGCCGCTTTACCACCGAGTATCTTTTCTTGGCTTCCGTTAACCTTCTTCAGCCCCTCAAGAACATCCTTCAAACACAAATCCAGTTTTTCAATGCGAGTTGAGAGAGAGATACGTATGCGAGCGCCTGTTTTCTCCTGTTCAACGCATAATTTATCATCTTCGATGTCACTCCAGCGCATTGATGCCAAATCCCCTTCACGCTGTCCCGTAACTAATGCCAAATCCAGGCAAAGGCCGAACCAGTCACTACTTTGGTCTGCCGCCTTTCTGATCTGAAGATATTCATCAAGCAAAAGCCGACTACGTTTAACTTCCGTTCTGAATGCTCTTGTCGAAGCAACCGGATCCTCAGTTGTCAGTCCGGCAGCGATAGAACATTTAAATACGTCAGAAAGTAACGTTCTAAATTGATTTGCCATAGCGAATTTACCTCCAGTAGCTCTTTGCTCAAGAAAGCTGTATATCTCACGAACGCCAATATTTTTTACGGATACGCCTTCGAAATGTTCAGAAATTATCTTCAATCGGTGGTTGTGTCGCTTCATTGTGTTAGGTTTTAATTTACGGCGCTCAATTTCATCCCTGAAATTGATTACCAGTTCATCAAATAGAATTGCGCTTTTGCCATTTATTCTGTCAATGAGTCTTTCGTTTTTAGTGGAGAGCAACTCCATATTGGCAGAGACAGCCTCGTTAACAGCAAATCTTTTGTTTCTCCCTAGACCGAATTCTTTTCCCGAGCGAGGATCTCGGTAGCTGTAATATCCACCTCGTTCATAGAGGTTGGGGGGAAGGTCATTCGTTTTGTGGTTTCTTCTCCGTGCGGCCATGCTTAATTCTCTCTCTAAGACTTAGGTTCTTGTTGCTCGGCGAGGGAAAGCATTGACCGTTTAGGTTTACTTTTATCGCGCTATCTTCAACGAGATATTCCCGCCCATCAAGCTGAGGCGGCGGTTGTATGCGGCCCGAACGAACCCAGCGCCTTACCTGCTCCATGCTTCTTGGGCGCAGCTGTCGATCGTTCCATTCTTTTAAAGTAATAAGGGCCATAATTAACCTCATGGCCGGGAAACTATAATCAGTTTCCCGGTTTAACGTTGATTATTGAAAATCAGAATATATCCTTAGCCTTCAATTGCCCTTTTAAGAAAGAGTTCTTACGGGCAAAGAGTTACGGTATGAAGAAATGGCAACTTTTAAACCTAATCTCTTCTTTTCCTTTTCGTTACAGATGGGGCAGTAATATGCGTGTTTTCGATAAGCCCCTTTACCCTTTGGCCTATATTGCAATTCTTCGCGTGCAAAAGAACCGCCACAGCCATAGCAGTGGTGTGTTAATTCTTCCATATTAATTCCTGGTAATTGTGCTCTATTAATTTTTAGATGTATTCACATCGCCTTCAAGGTTTTAAGTTGATAAAAACTTGTAGGTTATTAGTTAAAAATATCTGTGTTTAATTTTGATTGAGCCAGTAATAAGTCACCATCAACAACAGTTAAATCGCCGTACATTTCGTGATTGCAAATAACATCGTCAATATTCAGTTGTGATAGCGGGGTAATGTTACCGTTAATCATTTTATCTTCTGTCTGCATAGCCAACTTGAAAATAAGTTTCATTGAGTACATAGCCTGATCTCGCATTGTCATGTCGCCGATAGCCTGGGCGATAACAAGTTTATTTTGAGCTGCTTGTAATTGGTTGTTGATCATCATGACTATTGCTCCTTACATCATTAATCATTGAAACCATCAACAGACTTTGCAATGTGGTGCCGGGTGCCTCCCGGTGGCTCCAGCCAGTTAACAACTGGTGCCGGTAGCTTCTTTTCCACCCCACTCTTAGAAACGAGTGATACTGCTTTAACTGAACCGCGTGCGCATAGCCGCATCCACCACATTGCAAAGTCTGTTGATTTTTAGCCTTTAGGCGGCCATGCCGATAAATCAGATAGCAGTGAGTTTTAAGTAACGCTGCTTTGAGTCAATACAACCGGTTGGCAGGGAGCGCCCACAGGTAAGGCGAACTTCTTTTTGCGCGTTGCGTGCAACGCGGGTGCGACCGAAGTAAACAGGATTGCCGGATTTCCGAACAGTGACCTTCAAGAGTTTTAACTTGCTCATACTGACCTCGTTTAGTTGACCCTGTATCGCTGGGTAGCGGAACGTTTAACTTATCGCACCGTTGTGTCGATAAGTAGAGAATACTACATAAAGTAGATTGGTCAACACCTAAAGTAGAAATTATTTTCTACTTTAGGTTGTTTTTAGGGCGGCGCAGGCGCAAAAAAACCCAGCATTGCTGGGTTTAGAGGGGGGGGAGAGGAGGCTATTTTTTATCAGGATCGGCATATTCGCTGTAAAACTCCAGGAGTTTCTTATAGCGAATCTCAAAAGCCAGTAGCATGTTGTTGGCTTCAGTATCAGGGAACTTACGGAAAACCCTGATCAGTCGTTTCTCATCATCACTCAAATTTGAGAACTCAGTTTCATCAGATGATTCAAGGGGAGCTGATGTAACAGCTTCTAAACCATTACCAGTTTCCAAACCGTTTTCTATAGCCCCGTAATCCAGCCAAGCTGGAGGAACATTGAGCCACTCTGCGATTCTTATGAGCTTCTCATCGCGTGGCTTCGCCGTGCCCAACGTATAACGTCGAGCCATTTCATATGTGACCTGTCCAGCATGACTTAACTGTTTTACAGACAAGTTTTTTTTACTCATCTCAAGGTTCAGTCGGTCCGCAAAGTCTTGGTGTTTATTCGCTTTTTCTACCATAGGTAGAAGATTAAGGCAGAGTTGGTTTTTAGTCATTTCTATTTTAAGTAGTTGCATTTTCTACTTTGTGTAGTATTCTCTACTTACCAAGTCACCGGAGGTAAGAATGCTTACACCATATAAAAACATCACAGAGAAGGCTGTCAGGGCTATTGGGAATGTTTCCCATGTTGCTCGGATGTTCAACTTTAAGTCGAGTCAATCGGTAGCAAATTGGATTGCCCGAAATAGTGTCCCTAGCGATCGTGTAATTCCTCTTTGCCGAATGGGTGGGTGGGTCGTTACTCCACATGAGCTTCGTCCTGATCTTCATCCAACCCCTATCAGTGGACTCACGGAAGAAATTATCACTAAGCGTCAGAAGGAGACTGATTGATGGAAATCAAACACGAGCATATCGAAATTGTTTTGCTGGCTTGGGCTGCTGAAGTCGGTCAGGCCTACGCAGCTAACGCTATAGCCGAGGAGTATCAGCGCAATGGAGGGAACCAGCTTCGCCTGGTGCCTGGTAAAACTTGGGCTAATCAGCAGAACATTTTTCATCGCTGGTTGAAGGGAGAGACCGAACAACAGCGCGAAAAAATTCGGCAGTTACTCCCTGCAATTTTGCGTGTCCTTCCGCGTGATATCCGTCATCGCCTGAGCATCTACGACACGATTGAGCGTCGGGCATTGCTGGCGGCCCAGCAGGCTATAGGAACGGCAATTGACGCACACGATGACGCGATCGAAGCCATTTACAGCAAGGCTTATCGCTCTGGTGCTGTTGAAGTTCCGAAGTATCACTGATTCCCGGAGGTGACTATGTGTAACCAGTCTGCTGCTGAATTGATTGCTCGCCTGAAGAGGGCTTATCCGGCGTATGTGCCGACTGAAGGAGACTGTGCAAGCAACGACATCCCGAAAGCCGGTACTCGCTTTCAGCACAGACACAAAGGCCACGTAGTGACGGTAATCACTGCAACTGAGAAAGATGTTTCCTATCGCAAGTCCTGTGGCGCGGTTGGCTGGGTGGGGTTGCGTGAATTTTTAAGGCTACACAATGAGGTTCTGGTATGAGCAATCAGGTCTTTGAAATTGTTCAGGCCATGTCAGGGCAGGGGAATTGCATCACGATCCCTGGCCCATATCTGGACTTCTTTGCAGGGGACAGGCAGCAGCATTTGCTGGCTGCAATTCTGAATCAGCTGGTGTTCTGGTCGGGTAAATCAAGCCTGCCAAATGGCTGGTTTTACAAAGAGCACGCAGCACTTGCAAAAGAAGTTCGGGTTATCGAAGGGGATGTGGTCAGAAGGGCCATTTACAAAATCACTGAGCAATATTTGCCCGGTGTTATTCAGGAAGAGCTTCGGCAGGTGAACGGCACCCCGAAGAAGCATTACCGTATCGACCAGGAAGAGCTGATGCTCAAGATATTCCCGACAATCCTGGATTCGGCACAAACGCCGAATGGAAGCAACCTATTGAAAGTAATGGATTCGGCAAAAGAGCCGAATGGAATCGGCACAAACGCCGAATGGAAACGGCACAAACGCCGAATCCAGGAATCGGCACAAACGCCGAATGGAAACGGCACAAACGCCGAATCCTATCTCTATACAGATCTTAAAAATACATATCTTAAAACAGATCTTAAAAACCAAGACGGAGAGTCTTCCCCTGTGGATAACTTCGCTGAAAAGCATCCGGAAGCGGTGATTTTCAACGCTGAAAAAAGTCTTTGGGGAAGTGCAGAAGACCTGGAGTTTTCAGAGTGGTTTTATGCCCGTGTCGTCGAGGTGCATGAGCGTGCTGCTGAGTTCGATGGGACGATTTCAAGACCGCCAGAGCCTAACTGGACCAACTGGGCGAATGAAATTAGGTTGCTGCGAGAACAGCAGGGCTGCACTCACGAACACATGTACACGATGGTTGAACGCATTCAGAACAGCTGGTGGGTCAAGGAAATTAAAACCGCTGACCGCCTACGAAGCAAATGGCCTGAGCTGGCTGTAAAGCTTTGTCCAGCAAATCTCACCACCGGTAGCAGCCTCGGTTTTAGCGGAAAAGTTCAGGCAGATATTCCGAAGGGTTTCAGGGGCTAAGGAGTTTTTTCAATGAAAACAACCAAATCCAAGAAAACACAATACAGCGGAGAAATCACGATGATCGAATTTCTCAAAGCTAACTCTGATTTGACTACGCGTGAAATCGCTACTGCGCTGGGGCGCGGTATGTCCTCAGTGAATGGCCAGCTTCGCCAGTTGCATGGAGCAGGGCAGATTGTCCAGAGCGGCCTACGCAACGGCGCAACATTGTGGCGCTTTAACGACATGCCGTTTGGCTGCGCAAACCGTATCCGCATGATGTTTGAAAACCTCCTGAGGGAATGTCGCGGGGGCGCTCAATGAAATTACAGAAATGCCCTGATTGCGGCGCAGTGCCTGAATTTCACTGGAAAGATTACACATTTGGCTCCTGCTCAGGAGCGCTGAAATGCCCTTATGACCATTACCGAGTCCAACATAGTTACTGGTCTGGTGGAAAGAACAAAGCCAGGCAAGCTCTGGAACAAAAATGGATGGCGGCGATAAATAAAAACGAGGTTAAAAATGGCTAAGAACTCAATAGACGTATACGGCGCCAGCGGAAAGACAAACGCTCTCAAGTTTGATCCTAAAAATCTGCATTTGGTCACCGATAAGAACCACCCTCTCTACGATGAGCGGGTCCATCTGCCGATAGACGAAGGGATGGTGCTGAATATCAAGGAGCTGGGTGTACTGGAGCCGATTATCGTTTGGAAAGACCCTGAGACAGGGCATACATGCGTGGTTGTAGGCCGTCAGCGAGTTAAACATACCATTGAGGCAAATAAACTCCTTCTGAAAGAAGGCAAAGACCCACTGTTTGTTCCTGGCGTCGTTAAGCGCGGATCAGCAAATCAGATGGCTAAATACATGGTCAGCGAAAACGAAATTCGCCGACCAGATACTCCGCTTGGCCGTGCTAAAAAAATGTCAGATGCGCTGGATCGCGGTCTCGATGAGGACGACATTGCGGTGTTGTTTGGATGCAGCGTTCCGACAGTTCGTGCAACGCTGTCCCTCCTCGATGCCACCCAGGCCGTCCGGGAAGCGGTGGAGTCCGGTGCTGTTACCGTTACCCAGGCGCGTCAATTGGGCACGCTTCCACCTGAAAAGCAGCGCGAAAAAGTTGCAGAAATCGAAGCGGCTACCGCAGGCACTAAAGGCCATGAAAAAGCCAGGCGTCAGCGTGCTGTGCTGGGCGAAACAAAGCCACGTCTCAAATCACGCAAAGAAATCACAAAAGCCCTCGAAGGTGCCAGCGGTGAATACGCTGATGCTCTGCGCTGGGTGCTCGGGGAGGCTGTATGACTATCACACTACAGGCAGTAAACGAGCTCATTCAGTCGCTTGAGTCTGGCGAGCTGTCGATCAAAGAGACAAAGGTTATGGCGCTGGCGAAAGCGTTTAAGCAGCTGGCTGCGGAGAATGTGGCCATTCGTGAACAGTCTGAAGAAGTTTACGCAGCAGGTGACAACCACGGACACCTGAACACTGTTGACGGCATCGCATACGCAGATTGCGTAAAAGACGAATTCTACGGCCTGGCTCTCCAAGTAATGGCTGAAGTCGAAACCCCCGCCACCGATCGCATCGTAGCCGAAGCCGAGGCGCGCGGAGTTGAGAAGGCGAAAGAAATTGTCCGCCAGTGCCACGATAACATCTGTTCTGGCGGCCTGGCTGAAAATCGGCAGTACGAAGAAGCGATAGTGCAACCGCATCTGGATGGTATTTCCGATGAGTTGGACTTCGAAATTGAGCAGCTGCGCAAGGGGAGGGAATTATGAGTTGCGGATATCAAGGTTATGAGTTTGGTGCGCATTACCCGGATAGCCTTTGCTGTGATGGCTACCTGTGGGATTGCGACGCATACGAAGATGGTTTTCTCACTCACGGCGGGGATATCCCTTGCCCTGTCTGCAATCGTAAGCAATGGCTGGCCTACTATCGCAATGAAATCATTGAGTGTGGCATGGAGCAATCTAAGCGTAAGCGCGGGCCTGAAACCGTGAAATACGGTGGTTTCCCTGGGCCGGTACGTGGTGATGCAAAGGCTATGCGTACTATTCGTCGCTGGCTGCGTCGAGGCTGGTATCAAGGCAGAAAATATGATGCACGTGAGCTGCGCGATGGGGCCGACAAATGAGCAACCAAATCAAACATCCCGCGATCCGTTATCACGGCGGTAAATTCCGCCTGGCACCGTGGATTATCGGGCAGATGCCGGATCACGTCTGCTATGTGGAACCATTCGGCGGCGCAGCTGGCGTATTGATCCAGAAGCCGCGCAGCTATTCAGAGGTGTACAACGACCTCGACGGCGAGGTGGTGAACCTGTTTCGTGTACTGCGCGATCCTGAACTAAACCAGCGCCTGCAGGATGCCTGCTGCCTTACACCTTACTCACGTGATGAGTTCTGCCATGCTCAGGAGCCAGCGACAGACAAAATCGAACGCGCCCGCCGCATGGTAGTTCGCGCCTGTATGGGGTTCGGCTCTGCCGCTGGCGTCGGCAGTCAGTCTGGTTTTCGCAGCGATAGCAAACGCAAATACGCGACAGCGGCGCATCTGTGGGAGCGTTACCCGGCAAATCTCGCTGCTGTCTGCCAGCGTCTGCAGGGGGTGATCATTGAAAACAAAGACGCTCTGGCGGTCATGCGCGCCCACGACGCAGAAACAACCCTGCACTACATCGATCCGCCGTATGTGCCGGAAACCCGCGTACAGGGTAATAGATACTACGCGCATGAAATGACTGTTGAAGGGCATGAGCAATTGCTCGCTGTGGCCAGAACGATGACAGGCATGGTGATGATCAGCGGTTATGACACCGAGGTCTACAACGACATGCTCAATGGTTGGGTAAAGACTGAGAAAACTTCACGCATCAGCGCAGGGCGTGGAACCAAGATTCGCACAGAATGCCTTTGGCTTAACCCGGCAGCACAGCAGAAACAGGAGCGTGCGGCATGAGTTTTTTTGAAATTGATACCCGATTTTTACTAGATACAGCATTTCACCGCCTGGAAATCATCCGTGACGATGGACTGTATCGCCACCTCCGAATGCAGAAACCAGGAACATCCTGCTACTACTACGACGTGATCACCTGGCCTGGCTATCTGACCGTAACCGGCGATATGGGGACATGGACATTCTCCCGTATCGCGGACATGTTCAACTTTTTTGGGGCCTGGGAAGGCGGAATTAATACCGGTTATTGGTCTGAAAAGCTGGAGGCTGGTGCGGGATGTTCCGCTCGCGATTTACTAGCAAGAGAATACGACCACGAAGCGTTCTGCAAAAGTCTGAAAGAGTCCCTGAGCGAATATCTGGAGGACGAGGAAGGCTCTGAATCAGAAGAAGATGAAGACTGGGACGATGATGATGATACACCGGATAGCGACAAAGCAGTGGTACGAGAAATCGTCCGTGACTTATGTCGAGCTGGGTTCAACAACGAATGGGAAGCCTACCAAGCTGTTTATGATGCCGATTGGCCAGCGGGCTGGAGCCCTTGGGACGTCTGCGAAGGACTGACATTTAAAACGTATACCAGCCATTTCCGGTGGATTCTGTTTGCCATCACATGGGCAATCAGCAAATACCACAACGCGAAGATTGTAGATAAAGCGATGGTTAAGTTTCTGGCCGTGAAAGGAGTTCCAGCATGAATACCACCGAACTGGCGCAGCTGCGTGCTGAGCTTTCTAATCCGGCAATTGGCAGTAAAGACCATCTGCGAAAACTCGCGTTATTGCTGGTAGAAGCGCTGGAGAAGGCGCAGAAGAGCAATGAGTTTCTGAAAGGCCAATTGTCTGAACTTGCCAACTTCAACCCTGATTGGGACCGGCTTGAGGCCAGTTATGAAAGTTGGCGTGAAATTGCTGCTGAATTACTGGTGGCAAAAGAGCGCATCGCCGAGCTGGAGGCCAGTCACGCCAAATTGCGCGAGGGGACCGACAAATGAGCATCATCGACGATTCACATTTGACCGATGAAGTTGTGAATGAAGCCTTCGAGGGCACCAACTTCGGTCGTACCGACTTCCGCACTATTCTGGCTGAAACAGTTCTCAAGCGGGCTTCTGGTTATCACTCTGGCTGGACGGCAACGACTATCTGCATGCGCCTTGGCCTGCTGAGCGAGAAGAACCAGAGTGCTACAAAGCTTGGCCTGACGTTTGCCTTTCACCACTACTACCGCCAGAGCGTCCGCGATGCGCTGATGCCGAAACAGGAGGCCAAGCATGACAACTGATATCACCGAACTGGCGCAGAGAGAGAAATTCGAAGCGTGGGCAGAGCATGCTTGCGCGGCTCCGTGGGGCTACCTCAAAAAGCGACGCACCACTGAAGGCTATTCCGAGCAGATTTACACCTGCATGTGGGCCGCATGGAAAGCGGCTGGCGCTGAGCTGGTAGAGGCACTGGAGAAGGCGCAGAACGAGAATGAGCTGGCACGAGGCCAGTTACTAATCGCGCATCGCACACTATTGAAACAGCAGCAGAGTATTGCCGATTTGGTTACTGGTCGTCAGAACCTTCAGCAGACAATGGGCGTTTATGTTCACGCATATGAAGAGGCCAAAGGGCAGATTGCTAAGGATGTTGAGATAAAAGCTAGGTTATGCCGCGAAAGCAACAGCCTGTTTGACAGGTTGCGTGCGGCAGAGAAGCGCATTGCCGACCTGGAGTCCCGCACCGTCACCGTGAAGCTGCCAGAGGGTGATGAGCGTGATGATTTGGTCATATCCATAACGGAAGAAATTGCACATCTTCAGCGCTGTGTTGAGCGCTACAGAAAAGAGGAAATGGCAAGCACGACACAGGAGATGGAGCAGAGGCTTTTAGTGCAGCAAATTGCGCTTTCAGTCCTGAATAGCGCCGCTGGCATCAAGTGGGAGGCTGAGTAGATGGCACTGACACACGAGGAGCTTTGCCAGATAGCCTGCCGCTTTCTGCAAAATAACGGTTTCAGGGTGGCGTTTCACGATCGCTTTGTCGCTGCCGTTGCCACAGGTGAGCAGCCTGACGCGATCAGCTTCCGTAACCTGGCCTCCTGTTTGATTGAAGTTAAGTGTTCCCGCGCAGACTTTTTGGCGGACAAGAAAAAGCCATTCAGAAGAATGCCGAACCAGGGCATGGGCGACTGGCGCTTTTTCATGGCAGAGCCTGGTTTTATCGAGGTGTCAGACTTGCCGCCCGGCTGGGGCCTCCTGCACGTCAGGAACGGGCGCGTATACAAAGTCCACGGCTGGCCCGGAAACGCGCTGTGGTGCTCTCGGGAGCATAAGCCGTTTCAGGCCAACAAACAGGCCGAGTGCGATTACATGTACAGCGCCCTGCGCAGGATGGACCTGCGCGGCCACCTCAAAGAAGTTTATGACGGCGTGATAGTTAACCGGACAGCAGAAGGAGCCAACCAATGACCAATTCAACCATAACCAGAGATGAGCTTAATGAAGTGATTGCCACATACGGAAAGCATCACATTGCTCATCGAATGGCTATTGTATTGTTGGCCGCAATGGACAGCGAGCCGGTGGCGTGGACTGACGAGGAGGAACTGCGCGATGTTAATGTTGCTGGAATCGGCTATTTGTTTGGCATTGACCGAGAAGCGAATAAATTTGCCGACCCACGCCGCCAAATCATGCTCTATCGCCACGCGCAGCAGCCGGTAGTGCCTGAAACCGTGCTTGTTGACCTTGAGTATCAGGCAAATCACATCACCGCTTGGCATCACATGGACGAGCACTCATGCAAGGTAAATCGTCGAGACCTACTGACGCTGGTTAACGCCTGCCTCGCCGCCATGTTGCAGGAACACCAAAAAAGTGCAGGAGATGCAGGAGACGTACAAATCAGCAGGGGATGCAGGAGTAGCGAAAATGTGCAGGTGCTGCACACCATCAAATCCCCGCCAGCTATGGGTTCGTTGTCAAAAACAGGTGAAGTGCTGCACGCCAACTCTCCGGCGATTCAAGAGGGTTACGTGATGGTGCCGAAGGAGCCGACAGAGGAAATGATAAACGCTTGGTTATCAGAGGTCGCGAACTGGCGCGGTCACGTTGCTGGTTATAAAGCCATGCTCGCAGCCGCCCCGCAGTCATTCGGCAGTGAACCCGCTACCGTGCCGGGTAAATGGATTCCGGTAAGCGAGCGGATGCCGGAGCGCGGGGATTGGCTTGTTACTGATGGCTGCGACTTCGATGTGCAGTTGTTTAATGGTGAGCAATTTATTCCAGGCTTTGTGTGGGAGGACAAAATAACCCACTGGATGCCGCTGCCAGCCGCCCCGCAGGAGGTGAAAGGTGAATAAGGCCGAACTGCTTGAAAAGATATCGGCGCTCGCTACTGAATGCCACACGTTGGCCTGTGAGCTTGATATCGGTAACGAGCGAACCGAAATGTTCGAAATCTACGGCGTGCTGCACAATCTCGGTCGCCGCGGATACGCCTGCCAGGTAGGGCGGTGCATGAATCCTCTGCTCGCATCCTGCGATGACGACGAGGATGAGGAAGATGACGATTGGGATGAGGATGAAGACTGATGCCTAAATCCCCCGCAGAACGCAAAACTAAAAGGGTGCAAAATGCAGACTAAAAACATCAATAAAATAGCAGTCTTGACGAGAATTGCTGAAATAGAAGCGTCTGGACGCAAGGGAACCCTCTTCCCTGGTTTTGATAACAGCATCAACACGTCAATGCCAGATGGTACGCCAGAAAAACTTCAGTACGCAGTTATGAAAAGTCTGGTCAAGAGCGGGTTGGTGGATGGCTGTTGCTGTGGTTGTCGTGGCGATTTTGTCTTGACCGAGAAAGGGGCTGAACTGGTATCCACCACAACATAGCGTTAAGCCGCGCGCCCTGATAGTTGATGCTATATAATCCCCTCAACACCAGAGGGGATTTTTTATGTCTAAGTGGAACATTGCAGCAAAAAGTCCGGAAGAGCAGGACAAAGTAAACGTTGACCTTGCTGCCTCCGGCGTCGCGTACAAAGAGCGCCTGAACATGCCGGTAGTCGCGGAAGTGGTAGCGAGGGAGCAACCAGAGCATTTGCGCGAGTATTTCATGGAGCGCGTGCGTTACTACCGGGAAAAAAGCGTTGAGTTACCGAAAGCAAGTGATCCACGCTATACCGAAATGGCTGAGCAGAACGCCAAAAAATAGCTAATGCTCGTTGCAGTTTTATCAGGGGCAGGCGTTATTTTGATGCCTGTCTGAGAGCATGAACCACAAAAAACAAAGCAATATTTTCCACCGATGACGCCCGTCACTGGTGATTTTCTGCGCCTGTCGCTTGACTTCTCATGTGTTTTGAAGGTTATCTGTTTTATTGTGCGCTTATCTAATCGCAACTCATTGAAATACATTGAATTAATTGCATCGATCGTTTAAAGCGATCAATATAACAATAATTGATCTACAAAACCTATTTGAAGCCGGATAGTTTCTAAACGACACTCAATTCTACTCGCACAAATTATCTGAAAGCCCACAAAAATATTCATTACTCATTGATATTAAAAGATAAAATCTTTATCTCTGTTTTTGATTGCATTTCTGAAAAATCATTACAATAATTACTGTGTATTTATACAGTACATCAAGCGAGGTGATACTATGAAAATCGAAGTGACAATCGACAAAAACAAAAAATTACCCACCGGCGCTGTTCAGGCGCTGGAAGTTGAATTGCTGCGTCGCTTAAATCAGAACTATGAAGACTGCCAACTGACGATTCGCCGTGCGGGTTCAGATGGGCTAAGTGTCTATGGCGGCATCGACGACGATAAAGAGGTTATCCAGGAGATACTCCGGGAAACGTGGGAAAGTGCCGATGATTGGTTTTATTGATGTTTTTATTGGTGGCGTACACACCCTCTGATGTGCACTGCCGGGCTTTTGCGAGAGTTTCTCGCTTCGGGGGCAATATGATGAACATGCTTAGCGGTCATTTAAACGTTATCTCTTATGAAAAATTTTCATAAGGTGGTAGCTGATGAATACAGAAGAACTCATAGAGGCAATACGTATACCTGGCAGTTACGTTATTGATAGCCTGCCAGGAGGTGTTTTTGTTCTGACTCCTATGGAGCTGGGAGAAATTAAAAACACCGAGGCCTCTCACGATGAGTGCAAAAGTTATTACCGACAAGAAAAAAACTGATTTATACTAATCACCTCGGCTGAACACCGAACTTATCGCGCCATCACCGGAGTAAAGTGATGACGCAACAACAAAGTAACACCATTTCACACCGTACCCTCTGGCGCGGTGTTTCTGTTTGTCTGTCGCACCTGGGCGGTGCGGCATGAGCAAATCCAAATCCAAAGCAGAAAAGCTTCATTTGAGCCGCGTGGCCGCTCTCGGCTGCATCGTTTGCCGTAATCTTGAATATGGTGAATCACCGGCAGAAATCCATCACTGCAGTTCTGGCACCGGACTTTCAGTCCGCGCTGACAACTTCCATGTCATTCCTCTTTGTCATGCCCATCATCGCACTGGTGGTTACGGCGTTGCTATTCATGCTGGTCGTAAGTCATGGGAAGAAAAATTCGGCACTGAAGCAGAGTTGCTGACTCAGGTTCTCCAGGAGATAGGGGAGACCATCGCATGACTTACCAGCTTATATACGCTGATCCGCCTTGGCAGTACGGCAATAAAATTAGCAATGGGGCGGCGGTGAGCCACTACGACACCATGAGTCTTACCGAACTTAAGCGCATTCCTGTCTGGGATCTGGCTGCCGAGAATGCCGTTCTTGCCATGTGGTACACCGGCACACATACCGAAGAAGCAATTGAACTGGCAAAAGCCTGGGGCTTTCGCGTTCGAACGATGAAGGGGTTTACGTGGGTAAAACTCAATCAAAATGCCGAACGACGATTCAATAAGGCGTTAAACGAAGGTGAGCTGGTGGATTTTAATGATCTGCTTGCAATGTTGAACAGCGAAACCCGGATGAACGGCGGCAACCATACGCGGGCCAATTCAGAGGATCTCCTGTTCGCAACATGCGGGGCAGGGTTAGAGCGTGCCAGCGCGTCAATTAAACAGGTTGTTTATTCCTGTCTGGGCGAGCATAGCGAAAAACCGTGGGAAGTTCGCCACCGGCTGGAATTGCTGTACGGCGACGTTAAGCGCGTGGAATTGTTTGCTCGCGAATCTTGGCCCGGCTGGGACCGCTGGGGAAATCAGTGCAGTAATTCCTTCGAAATTATTCCCGGACATATCATCAAAAATGAGGTGAATAAATGATTAACCCTTCTGAGGTTGGTAAATCAGGTGAAATGGTTCGCCTCCGCACTCTGGAAAGCATCTGGATACAGGGAAAGCTGCGTATGTGGGGCCGCTGGTCGTATATTGGCGGTGGTAGCGGCGGCAATATGTTTAACCAGCTACTGGCATCCGGGAAAATTACTAAAACCGCTATCAATGATGCTTTGCGACGTATGAAGAAATCAGGCATTACCAAACCCGAGTTAGAAGCGTTTCTAAAAGAGATCCTCAGCGGCAAAAACAAAAGCGGACTGGCGTTTTGTACTGATGAAGAGGGGTTGAAAATTGATTCAGTGCTTAGTGCTGAGCTTGTGCGTTCCGGTAATAAGGGCCTGTATAAGCTTATCAAGGATCGCTATGTCTATCGAATGAGCAAGAAGGCAATGGCGAAAGAGCTAAACGAAAAGCATCCAGAATGGTGCTTGCGGACGTGTGAGAGCAGGATCGATGTTTGGCTAAGTCTTGCAGAATCGATGCTTTACGCACCAATTTGTGATGCATTTGGCACAAATGGCGACAGATTTTACTTGAATAGTTGCGCGGAAAGTGCTTGAATTGTGATAGGCTCGGGACGTTAAAGCGAACTGAGCAGCAAAAAAATACTGAAGCCCGAGGTTAACGCCTTGGGCTTTTTGCTTTCCGGCGATCTGACAGGGGGATTCGCGAGATGCATTGCATCAGTACCCCTGTCACATCGTCGTAGAGCGATAACCACAATTCACAAGCCTCAGCACTCGCTGAGGCTTTTCAATTTCACGGGGGAACTATGCAGCAGCCATATTTTTTTAACCCGGGCATGACCACCCAACAGCTTGAAGACTGGCTTGGGCAACAGAAAACCCACCTTGCTCACTTCAACCGTCTGGTGGCAGAAAAAGCCGCTCTTGAAGAACGGCTGAAAGAGATCGACAAGTCTATTGAGTTGCTTTCATCATCAGGTTTCGAAGGAACACTGAGTTTTCCCTACAGTTCCAGTCCTCTTCTGGAAAATCCTCAAACAGAAAAGCAGCTAAAGGCAGATTGAACGAGCGTAAAGCCTCCTGAGCTTCGTCGCTTATGTTATCTACCCTCAATTCATCCTGGATAACAAAAAGAGCATCTTCCAGTTTCAGAGCCCTGATTTCGGACGGCCGCCATTTTGTTTTCATAAAAATGAGGTGATGCAACGCAGTTTTCCCCTCAAGCGGATTGAAAATAGTGGCATATTTTTGTCTGTGCTGATGAAGAATCATTTCGAGGACATAAATCAGCGCCGTTCTGTTTCTGATCTGATTGTCCTGCATGCTACCCGAATAATACGCGGAGTGAGACATACTCCTGTTTTCACACACGCGCGATTTGATCACGTGTAACAGGTTGTGGTAGTCAGACACGTTACTCTCCTTGTCTGTATGGTTATTGGCAAATCAACAATATCAGACGATCTGACCCGCTTCTAGATACACACAACCGTTCAACGGCTTGCTTTTGGCAGGCCGTTTTCATATGTGCCGCCAGAACGTCACTCACTCCGTGTTTTGTCGTAAATCCATCTGGTGGCCTTTTAATTTCCCCTCGCATTGAGAGGATTCACAGCAAAAAAGAGGGGGCGAAATGTCCGATCCTGTATCAAGCACTACGGTTGCGACTGGTGGGCTGATGGGGGCCAGTATGTTTGGTCTGGCAACTGGTATTGATTACGGCGTGGTTTTTGGTGCTTTTGCCGGTGCAGTGTTCTACGTGGCTACAGCGGTGAACATCAGCCGCATAAAGCTGGTGGGTTACTTCATCACGTCATTCATTTTCGGTGTTGTAGGTGCGCCTCTTTTGGGGTCTTACTTCTCAAAGTGGACGGGCTACAGCGAACAATCGCTTGATGCGCTGGGGGCTGTAATTGTGGCAGCCATAGCTATTAAGTTGCTGACGTTCGTTAACAATCAGGAACTGAGCGGACTGTTTGGAGTTATCTCTCGATTACGCGGAGGGGGAACGAGCAATGATAACAAGTGATCCGAGTGCAATGGTGAATGCCGTTATCTGTGCGGTGATTGTTATTGCGCTGATGTTCTATCGCCGCGAAGGTGCCAAGTACCGTCCAGTGATATCGCTGCTGGCTTATTTCACAGTGCTGGTATACGCCAGCATCCCTTTCCGTTTCCTGTTTGGCCTGTACGAGTCATCACACTGGCTGGTGGTGCTGGCGAACATTCTAATCTGTGGCGCGGTTCTCTGGTGTAGAGGGAACGTCGCTCGCCTGGTTGATGCACTGAGGCACTGATGAACAAATCACAATTTCAAATGGCGGCTGGTATCAGCGCCGGGTTAGCTGCGCGCTGGTTTCCGCATATTGATGCTGCGATGAAAGAATTCGGCATCACTTCAGCTATCGACCAGGCGATGTTTATTGCCCAGATGGGGCATGAATCCGGAGGTTATACAACGCTGGTGGAAAGCCTGAACTATGCCGCCGACAGACTTGTGCCAACATTCGGTAAACACCGCATTACAGCACAGCAGGCCGCCGCACTCGGCAGAACGACAACGCAACCCGCTAACCAGCGAGCAATCGCGAATCTGGTGTATGGGGGCGAGTGGGGTAAAAAGAACCTCGGAAATCAGGTTGCCGGTGATGGCTGGAAATATCGCGGTCGCGGCCTGAAACAAGTTACTGGCTTGAGCAACTATCGCAGCTGCGGACAGGCGCTGAAACTTGACCTTGTTACCCAGCCTGAGCTGCTGGAGCGAGATGATTACGCCGCCCGCAGCGCTGCATGGTTCTATACCTCAAGCGGTTGTTTGAAATATCCCGGCGATTTAGTGCGCATAACTCAGATTATCAACGGTGGTCAGAACGGTATTGACGACCGACGCGCCCGATTCCTGAAAGCAAAATCGGTACTGGTGGGGTGATCATGGGAATAGAGGCTATCGCGGGGCTGGTGGTTGTTATCCTGAGTGTCATCGCTGGAGCGTTCGGCATCGGACACGCACGCGGGACCAGCAAGGCAGAAGCCAAAGCCGATCAGCAGCGAACCGTAGAGAACGCCGCTGCTACCGTCGCCGCGGCAGAACGCCGGGCTGATGCAACGAAAGGGGCCAGTGATGTACAGGAAGACATTAAGCGTATGGGCGATGACGATGTTGATCGCGAGCTGCGCGAAAGATTTACCCGCCCCGGTGGTGGTTGATACCGCGTGCAGTTGGGTGCGGATCATCTACCTGACTGATCATGATATCGACGCGCTGGACATGCAGACGAAGCGAGACATTCTGGCGCACAACAAATCAGTGCAGGCTAACTGCCCGCAACCAACCGAAAAGGCTACGAAATGAGCGAAGCTAAACCGCAGGACGGCAGTACCGTTAAGGGCTACCGCACATTAACCACGGGCGACATTGAGCGGATGAATCGCCTGAAAGATGTGAGTCGTCACTTTTGCAATCTTCTGGATACAGAGCACAATTCCACTATGGATGGAGTGGTTAAAGAAGAGTCCGAGCGTAATGAGGCGTTACGTTGCCTTGATATTGCTCGCACCAAAATGCAGGAAGCCTGTATGTGGGCGTGTCGAGCTGTAGCGCGCCCTGACGCTGATTGTTGAGTGGTTTCGGTTACTGAAGCCTAAGAATGTACTTAAGCTTCAGAAAAGCAGTCAATCAGTTACTTGATAGGTTTACTTTCTGAGGGAAGGAAAATATTTCCGCAGTATGGGCAGATCAATGTTATATCGTTTTTAATTCTCGACAGGCTATATGTGGACTGGCGAGAGCAGTGAGGACAGGTGCTTTTTACAGGCCTGAGTGTACGTATCTTGTCTTTGAGTATAGACATGGTTTTTATCCTCGTGAGTGATTGCTAACCATACACCACAGGACAGTTAATAGCTCACTTTTTAACCTTTATTTTTTTGTGACTATTTTGTTTGTACGGAAGATGGCAACGAAAGATTAAAGCTAATTTCGTCAGAGCAAGGCCATCGCACCTGTTCGATGGCGAGTGAACCGCTTAATGTTTTTTTAAAGATTTTAATAGTGTAAGCGTGATAACCCCTTGCAGGACAATCATCTGTCTGGCCAGACTAATTGAATAGTAATTATCGATTAACAAGAAGAACTGCCAATATTGCGTGGTTGCTGGTATGAAAAAAAATGAAACACACTACTCTCATTGCACCTCCGTCCCAACACCAGTCTGTCGGAGGTCAGTTACTCATTTAGATACATCTCTCCCGGTGGCTCCTGAGAGTTTATTTAATCGATAACTGTGCATGACAAAAGGCCGCATCTCTTTTGCGGCCTTTTTCATAGCCATCACACAGGCCGCTATTCGTGCAGGGTACAGCAAGAAAACCGCTGAACAGAGTGGTTATTAGCTTCCTTCGGGCATCCAAGAGACGGTAATTGCTGGTGGTGTAGTGCTGGTCAGTATCGTTGATACAGTAATGCCGGACAGCGTAAAGAAAGACAGATAAAAAAATCCCGCCAATTTTGAGCGGGAATGATGTTAATGATTATATGAAGATATGGATAGTACTACGTTAGTGCGTGCACCGAATCCGAAAACGAAGAGGTAAATTATGCTTTTCTGTGTCGATAGAGGCCTCAGAAACCAGTGCATGCTAACTATCCAAGGGAACCTATCAATAATGAGTAAGCTCATGATGGTCGATTAACGGATCATGTGAGGATTGTTCGTGATAAAATTCAAGCGGTATTGTTTCTTAAAGGAATTCGTGATGTGGGCGTGCTAATTGACAGTGCCCTTAAAGGCTATCTCTTTCTTTTATTGGATATGTGGCCGGTGCTGCTTGTTGCTTTCGTGGGGTTAGCTTTCTCCTTTTATGGTGTTTTAATGCCGAAAACAGCAATCACTTTACTGTTACTTGCTGTAGTAATCGGAATTGCCGGAGGGATTTATGCATAGGACATGCCACGATACTTTCTGACTACCTGTGCTTCGCAAAATCAAGTTATGAGTTCAGAGCCTCGCAATAGCGGGGCTTTTTATTACCAGAAGAAGAAGGAAATACCATGTTTACAGTTAAGACTATTATCAACGGCGTGACCCACATCTGCGAACAGCCGAGTGTGACCATTGCCCGCGCGGGGTGTGAGCGTTTCGACGATATTCTCTTGCAGACAAACGATCACTCAAACCCTGATTTCGCTATCTGGCTGCCAGGTGTCTATTCAGACCCACAATGCACAGATGCGCTTCAGGAAGAAGAGTTAATCGTCAGCGAGCGCGAGGGTGTTCTGGATGAAGATGCCATTGCCATTCTGGTAGAAGACTTCGAAAGCCCTGAGCACGCAAAGCGCAAGGCATTCGACGGTGTTCGATACCAGTTCATCTATCCCGGCGACCAGGTATATGTGATGAATTCCCACGGCTCAACCATCGAAACGGTTAAGTAAGGCATTACAGCAGGCATTCACTGAGTGCCTGTGATAATGTTTCAATATGTGAAACTATCCCTGGGAAAAACATGAACCAAGTCATTCTTATCCTTGAAAACGAACCGCCAAAATTAATTAACGTCGCCGAAGGAATCAGATCAATTAGGCAACTGCTTCCTGACGGGAGTGAGATTGAAGTTGAAATCATGCACACCCACATAAGGCCAATGCATGGCGAGCCATTGACTTATCTTGTGGCAACCAACATTGATGATCTTTCTCCTGGTGAAATTCGACAAGCTGCAGAATCACTATTTCAGCAGGGTTAAAGAAATATAGTTTTACTTGGCTATCACAAAGGCCACCTACGGGTGGCTTTTTTAATGGCTTTAACTACAGGAAAAGAACATGGCAAAACCGGACTGGGAGGCCATCAGACGCGAGTATGAAACTGATGGAGTATCAGCCCGGAAGCTGGCGGAAAAATACGGCCTCAGTCATACAGCGATAAACCAGAGGGCAAAGAACGAGGGCTGGCAAAAACCTGCCAAAAAGATTCCAGAGAAGAAGGTTTCCACCAGGAAGGTTTCCACAAAAAAAGTGGAAAGCAAAAAGGCGGAAATACGGAAACCGGAAACGAGGAAAAGGCCGAAGGATGCTGATGAACGGGTTTCATTACTCGCAGGGATAAAGACAGAAAAGGATGAGGATCTTTATTCATTTGATCCAGCAGATTTCGGCCTTTCGGAAAAGCAGGGGATTTTCGTTGAGAATGTTGCAGCAGGGAAAAAACTCGTCGATGCATATCGGATAGCTGGATACGAAGGCGAGGGCGCTTCAGCGCATTCTAACGCTTCGCGAATGATGAGAAATGCCAGGGTTTATCGTGCCGTGAGCTATTTGCGTGATAAACGCCAGCAGCGCCTTTCTCTAACTGAAGAGGAGATTATTCACCAGCTTTCAGCGATCGCTCGTGCCAACCCGAATGAACTGATTCAGTACAGGCGTCTGAACTGCCGGTATTGTTGGGGCGAGCATCATCTTTACCAGTGGAAAGATATTGAAGAGTTCGACAGGGCAGCGGCGAAGGCCAGTAAAGATGGAAAAGAACAGCCAGAGTATGGAGGCCTTGGCTTTGTTGAAACAAGCTTCCCTAATGAAGATTGTCCTAAGTGCAACGGCGAGGGGGTAGGGCAACTTTTTCCTACTGATTCCACCCTGCTTGAGGGCGATGCTCGTTGGTTATACGCCGGAGTAAAACAAACCCAAAACGGGTTAGAAGTTCTTATGGCTAATCAGGAAGCTGCCCGGCGCGATTTGCTGAAATATCTGCAATACCGAGAATCCGTAAAAACGCCAGATCCTATGGTGCCTGGTGAGGATTATCAGTTAACAACTCTTACCCCGGATGAACCAACTCCAGATGACCCGATCTTATGAAGATTTGGCCGTCACCCTAACTCCCAAGCAAGCAAATATCTATGTCTGGGGCTGGCAAAGAAAAGCCCGATTTCGTGATGCTGTCTGTGGTCGCCGTTTCGGTAAAACATTTCTCGGCAAGGCGGAGATGCGCAGAGCCGCCCGTCTTGCGATGAAATGGAATGTCAGCATCGAAGATGAGATCTGGTATTGCGCTCCAACACAGAAACAGGCGAGGCGTGTTTTCTGGCGAAGGCTAAAGCAGGCGATCCCCCGGCACTGGAGGGCGAGCAAGCCAAACGAGTCTGACATGGTTATCACTCTGAACAGCGGTCATATACTGCGTTGCGTCGGTCTGAATAACTATGATGATTTGCGTGGTTCCGGCCTGTTCTTTGTGCTGGTGGATGAATGGGCTGACTGCCCGTATGCAGCTTGGGAAGAAGTTATCCGCCCCATGCTGTCAACCTGTAGGTATACCGTGAATGGCGTAACGTATGTGGGAGGACATGCGCTACGTATAGGCACACCAAAAGGGTTCAACCATTGCTATGACTCCTGGCTTGCAGGGCAGGATGAGCGAGAGCCTGATCATAAAAGTTGGCTTTATACGTCCATTCAGGGTGGCAATGTGCCACCAGAAGAGCTTGAAGCTGCCAGGCGGAAAATGGACCCGCGTACTTTCAGGCAGGAGTATGAAGCCTCTTTCGAGAACTACCAGGGCGTTGTCTATTACTGCTTTGATCGCCGTAAAAATCATACTGATGAAACCGTTAAACCAGGTGAAGCGCTGCATATCGGTATGGACTTTAACGTGGGGAAAATGGCGGCAGTGGTTTACGTTCTGCGTGACGGCCTTCCTCTCGCTGTAGATGAGTTCATGGATGTATTTGATACTCCGGCAATGATTGAAGCGATTAAGACGCGGTACGAGGAAGGGAAGCACACAATCAGTATTTATCCCGATGCTTCAGGGAAAAACAGGAAGTCCAGCAACGCCAGTGAGTCGGATTTTTCTCTTCTCTATGATGCCGGATTCACTGTGCTGGTTAACGACAGCAACCCGGCAGTAAGGGACAGGATAAACGCGGTCAACTCCATGCTGTGCAATACCTACGGTGAGCGCAGGCTGAAGGTTAACACGGTAACGTGTCCTAAATTTACACAATGCCTTGAGCGACAGGTTTATAACGATAAAGGCGAGCCTGATAAGAAAGGCGACTTTGACCACGGCAATGATGGCGGTGGTTATCCAATCGTGTTCCTGTTCCCTGTCAACGCTACAGCGTTCGATATCACCCTCGATACGACATTCTGATATGGCAAATAATGATATTACCTTTGTCCGTCCTGAGGTCAGGGCGGCGCAACCCGTGTGGAAAAAAATTCGTGACGTGTGCAAGGGGGCCGATGCGGTTAAGGCCGCGGGGAATGAATATCTGCCCTTTCTGGACCCCTCCGATAAGTCTGCGCGTAACAAAAAGCGCAATGCCGATTACATTCAGCGTGCCGTTTTCTACGCGATAACGGGCAATACAAAGGTCGGTTTACTTGGCCTGGCGTTTCGCAAAGACCCGACCATGACCGCGCCGGATAAGCTGAATTATCTCCGTGATAACGCCGACGGTGCTGGAGCCAGCATTTATCAGCAGTCCCAGCAGGTCACCGAAAATATTCTGGAGGCCGCGCGCGAGGGGTTGTATACGGATTATGCGGCTGAGGCCGACGAGGCGATCATTCTTCGCTATCAGGCGGAGAGCATCATTAATTGGCGTACCAAACGCATCAATGGACGCGATCAACTGGTACTGGTGGTTTTACGTGAGTGCATGGAAAAGCAAGATGGCTATGCATACGAGGACGAAATCCAGTATCGCGAGTTGGCTCTGGAGGACGGAAAGTTTATCTGCAGGGTGTGGCGAAAGTCGGCTGACGCGGGTTCTTTTTCCGTCAGTTCCGAGTATCAGCCGAAGCCAAAAGGTGAGGAGTTCTGGGATGAGATCCCCTTTACCTTTGTTGGCGCACAGAATAACGATCCTAGCATCGACGAGTCGCCTTTAGCCGCCCTTGTTGAAATTAACCTTGGGCATTATCGGAATTCGGCAGATTACGAAGACAGCGTGTTTTTCTGCGGTCAGGTTCAGCCGGTGATTTCCGGGCTCGATAACACCTGGCGTGACTGGTTGCAGGATAAGGGGATTCGTGTTGGTTCTAGATCTCCTCTCCTATTGCCTAAGGAAGGAAGTTTTACTTATGCGCAGGCGGAACCAAACACACTGGCTAAAGAGGCGATGGATAGTAAGCGTGATTATTCTGTTCAACTTGGCGCCCGGCTTATTGAACAGAACAGCGCGGTTAAAACCGCCACGCAATCCAGCAGTGAGCAAACCGCATCTACATCAGTGCTCGGCATTTGCGTTTCCAATGTTTCTGAGGCCTATACGCTGGCGCTCGGCTGGTGTGCCAGATATCTCGGTATTAAAGACGAGAGCTACCGTTACAGCATCAATCAAGAGTTCATCGCTAAAGTTGCTGAATCCGGCATGGTAACGGCGATCGTTAATGCCTGGCAGTCAGGCGCAATCCGCGACACCGACATGGTCAGAGCATTGCAGAAACTTGACCTTATCGACCCTGCTGATGACCCGGAAACCGTTATTGACGCTATGCGCAACGGCGCACCTAACCTGATAGGTGGCAACAATGGCAACGGCGAATGACAAGCTGCAGGATGAATCCTTAGCGCACGCAATCTGGGTGAGTCGATACAGCACCGGCGTTGCTAACAGGATGATAAAAATCCTGAATGAGAGCGATGCAGAGCTTACGGCCCGCTTGCTGGTGGCTATTGATACCCTCGACGCTGACAGCTTCACGGTGACACGTCTGGAAGCACTGCTTGTTAATGTCAGAGCTGCAAATCGGGATGCTGTACAGGCTATGTATGCAGGACTCTCAACCGAATTACAAAGCCTTGCTGAGCATGAAGCTGGATATCAGATGAGTCTGTTTCAGTTCGCTATTCCTGATGACATTCTGGAACTTCACCCGCTGGTGGGTATTTCTCCCGATGCGGTGTATGCCGCAGCGATGGGGCGACCATTTCAGGGGCGTTTGTTGAAAGAATGGGCGACCAGTCTGGAAACGGATCGCATGATCCGTATCAACAACACAGTAAGGCAAGGTTTTTTGCTCGGCGATACGCATGAGCAAATAGCCAGAAAAGTACGCGGGCACGCAAGCAGAGGATATCAGGACGGTGCTTTGCAGATGAGTCGGGCCAATGCCGCCAGTATCGCAAAAACGGCAGTAGGGCATCTTGCCGCGACAGCGCGAAAAAGCTTTGCCACGGCGAACGACGACATTCTGAAGGGGAAACAGTGGTTATCTACCCTGGACAAAAAAACATCTAAAGAATGTCGAGTGCGTGACCGTCTCAAGTACACACTCGATGACAAGCCTATTGGTCATAAGGTGCCGTATCTTCAGGGGCCGGGCAAAATTCACTGGTGCTGTCGAAGTGTAGAAACCTACATCCTGAAATCTTCAGATGAGCTGGGGATCAAAGTTGGTGAGGTGAAGGATAGTTCTCGCGCCAGCATGGATGGTCAGGTTCCATCAGAGACTACATATCAGGAATGGTTTTCCCGGCAATCCTTCACTCGTCAGTCCGAGATCGTTGGCATTACACGAGCCAGGTTAATTCGTGATGGTGGTATGTCACCGGATGAGTTCTACAACGACAAAGGCGAGTGGCTGACCCTTGAACAACTGCGAGAGCGTGACGCGCAGGCGTTTAAAGACGCTGGGTTATAAAACTTAATTACTCTCAAACAGGCTGCCTCAGGGCGGCTTTTTTATTGGGCGAGGCCCAAAGCAACTATCCCAAGGGGAAAACATGATTATTCGTAACATGCTCATCAAATATTATTCAGCAGCTGGTGGTGAAGGCGGTGACGGTGGTGGCTCTGGCGGCGGTGCGCCTGAGATTACGCCGGAAATTCAAAAGCTGATCGACGAGCAGGTGAGCGCTCAGGTGTCTGGTCTGAAAGCCAAAAACTCAGAGCTGCTGGGTAAACTCAAAGAGTCCAGCGATTCACTAAAGCGTTTTGATGGCATTGACCCTGACGCAGTTAAAACCATTCTCCAGCGTTTTTCGGATGACGAAGAGGCAAAGCTAATTGCAGCCGGAAAAGTTGATGAGGTACTGGACAAGCGTACTGAACGGCTACGCGCTGATGTTGATAAGCAAATCAAAGCAGCTAATGAACGCGCAGATAAAGCCGAAGCGTTCTCCAATAAGTTCCGGGATCGTGTTCTCGGTGATGCTATCCGGGCAGCGGCCTTAAAAGCTGGCGCACTGGCTGAAGCATCTGATGATTTGATCCTGCGTGCCAAAGGCATATTCCAGCTCAACGACGAAGGCGAGGCCGAAGCGGTTGATGCAAATGGCGATGTTCTGTTCGGCAAGGACGGTAAAACTCCGTTATCCCCTCTGGAATGGGCTGAATCTCTGAAAGAGACGGCCCCGCACCTGTTCCCGCGCGCCGAAGGCACCGGGGCTGGTGGTCATAAACCTGGTGGCGGTGGCGGCAGTCTGAAACGTTCAGAAATGAGCGCCAGCGACAAAGCGGACTACATCCGCAAGCACGGCCAGCAGGCCTTTCTCAAACTTCCGAAATAAGAGACTCCTCTATGTCTACAACTGTTAATACTGATTTGATTATTTATGATGATCTGGCGCAGACCGCATTTCTTGAGCGTCGCCAGGACAATCTGGAGGTATTTAACGCGTCATCCAACGGTGCGATTTTGCTTGATAACGAACTGATTGAGGGCGATTTCCGTAAGCGTGCCTTTTACAAAGTTGGCGGTTCCATTGAAGCGCGTGACGTGAACTCTACAGAAAAAGTAACCGGCAAAAAAATCGGTGCTGGTGAAGCTGTATCTGTTAAGGCTCCGTGGAAATACGGCCCGTATGAAACCACCGAGGAGGCATTTAAACGTCGCGGACGTTCTGTTGATGAGTTTTCCGAAGTGATTGGCGTTGATGTTGCCGACGCAACGCTGGAAGGTTATGTGAAATATGGCCTGAAAGCGCTGATTGCGGCTATTGGTGCAAACACCGACATGGTGGTGACCGCTGATATCGAGACGGACGGTAAAAAGACCCTGACGCGCGGTCTACGAAAGTATGGTGATAAGTTCAACCGTGTTGTTCTGTTCGTTATGCACTCCGCAACCTATTTCGACATCGTGGATGAGGCCATCGCCAACAAAATCTACGAAGAAGCAGGCGTGGTGGTGTATGGCGGTCAACCGGGTACGCTTGGTAAGCCTGTGCTCGTAACTGACACTATGGACGCAGATGCAATCCTGGGGCTGGTGGCGGGTGCTGTAACCGTTACAGAGTCACAAGCTCCGGGATTCCGTTCCTACCCGATTAACGACCAGGAAAACCTTGCAGTCGGTTATCGCGCTGAAGGTGTGGTGAACGTCGATCTGCTGGGTTACAGCTGGGACACTTCCAAAGGTGAAAACCCGGACCTGACCGCAATCGGCACTGCTGCGAACTGGAAGAAACATTTCACCAGCAACAAATCTACCGCTGGCGTTCTCATCAAACTGGAATCTGCTTCGGGGGAGTAACTCTGTCAGCGGATAAAACTTCCGCAACTGCTGACAGTACCGACGCGGTGACCGTTTCGCTCAAGTACACCAAAAATGGTGCCGGAGTATCTGGGGCAACTGTAGCGTGGACTTCAACTGGCGGCACGCTAAGCGCTTCGACATCACAGACAGGTTCTGCTGGTGGCTCGACGGTGAAACTCACCTCTGATACGGCTGGCTCATTCACGGTGACGGCGACTGTAGATGGTGTGGTGAAAACGACTGAAGCGATCGCGTTCTCTGCGCCAGTTAGCGGTTAACTCATGGGGCGTAATGCCCCGTTTCTTTTGGTGAGAATTCGATGACCGTTTATATAACAATCCAGGACGTTGACGAGCAATTGGGGGATGCCTGGGCTGCCGCCGACAAAAAGGCTAAAGCCGTACTTCAGGCAAATACCTGGATGACCGGCCTTAACCTTCAGGATATAGACCCCGAAGATATTCCCTATGAAGTTAAACAGGCCGGGGCGTATGCCGCATCCGTTGCCGCTGCTGGCAAACTGTATCAGAAAAAAACAGATTCAGGGGTGATGACGAGTAAAAGCGTTGAAGCCGATGATGTGAAGGTCTCCAAAACATTTGCCGAACTTTCAACCTCCAGTACTGAGCTACTCGATCCCGATCTGCAACTCGCGCTTGCCATGCTCAAACCGTGGATGCTTAACCCGTTTCAGACGTTTTTGGTGAGGGGGTGAGATGACTACTATCGCATTCGATGGGCGGTATGTAGCCGCTGATAGCCTGATAACCAGTGACGGAGTAGTTTACAGTCATGTTAATAAAATCCATCAGGTAGCTGGAGGGGTATTGTTAACCGCTGGTGACTGTGATGACTGGATTTTAGCTATCGAGTGGTTCAATGGTGGGCGAGAACAGTCAAATAAGCCTGAACTGGAATGCTTTGTATCGTTATTTATTCCAGATGATGCTGAGCCTGTTGAGTACGGTAAGCGTCTTATTCCGACACTTGCACCAATTCCCTGGGCTGCGGGAACTGGACGGGATTTTGCAAGGTCGGCCATGTTGCTGGGTAAGGACGCGCGCGAGGCTGTTGAGTTTGCGTGCACTCTGGATGTTTACTCTGGCGGCGAGGTCCAATCTATCCGGGTGAGGGATTAATCATGGGTATACGTGACGAGCTGCAAACCGAAGTCGCCGCAGCGTTTGATACGGATCTTCAGGATGCCGTTAACGAGTTCACCGGCAGTTATACGGTCCGAGATGACTGGGACCCGGTAACGGAAACTGGCAGCAAAGTACAGGTGACTTACACCGGGCGCGGAGTGCTGGCCCGTTATAAACTCCGGCGTTTAGATGGCGTTAACATCCTACGTGGTGACCTGAAATTAACCGCCCTGGTTAACGAGGTCACCGATAAACCGATGGTCGAGCACATAATCACGGCACCAGACCCAATTTCAGGTGAGTTACAGCGTTACGAGGTTATTACTGCCGCGACTGATTCCGCTGGTGCTGCGTACTCAATTCAGTTACGGAGGGCGTGATGCAATTTGTTCTGCTTTATCTCTCCTGCGGATTGCCCCTTGGCCTTATCGAGTTTATTTCCGTGTTGTTTATCAGGGATGGCTGTGCTGTCTGGCTAAAGGCGCTGTATGGAGTGATTACGGTGATTCTCTGGCCGTTAATCATCGCTGTACTGTTTGTCCCTGAAAGTGTTCTGTGCAAATGGCGGAGGGTTCTCAATGGCTAAGGGCTGGAGTATCGAGCCGTCAGCATTTGCCGGGCTGGTGGCGGATGATGTTAGGTTGCGGCAGCGAACTATCGCCATACAGTTGCTCGATGAAATCGTAAAACGTTCTCCTGTTGGCGACCCTGAGTTATGGGCAATTAACGCAACAGCCGTTGAGTACAACAAAGCGGTTGGAGAATGGAACGAATCGCTTTACGACAATCCGGATAATCTGACCAAAACCGGACAACTCAGGAAAAAGGTGCGCGTTAATGACGAGATGGAGATCAAACGCCCGGCAGATTACCGCGCGGGGACGTTCAGGGCTTCGCATTTCGTCAGTATCGGCTCACCGGATTACTCAGTTCCCGCTGACCCGGATCCGCGCGGTACGATGACATTTCTTAACGGCAAAAACATCATCAACCAGGCACCGGCTTATTCAGTGATTTACATCCAGTCAAACCTCCCTTACTCCGTGGCGCTGGAGAATGGTCACTCTAAACAGGCTTCCACTGGCGTTTATGCCGTCTCGTTTAATGGTGTAATTCAGGGCTACAAATGACCCTTACAGAAATCAGAAACGCTGTCATTTCCCGAATGACGGCGCAGACCGCTATTGCTGCTGATGCGGTGGACTATCCCAACGGCCCGCTATTTGATCCGAGCGGCCGCGATATCTGGGCACGCTTCACCAACATTTCAGGGACGGCGGGAGCCAACGAAATCGGGGCCGGGCCGGTAGTCCATCGAACCGGCGTCATCATCATTCAGATATTTGTTCCGATCTATACCGGCACGATTCTGCTTACTCAAACCGCAGACCAGCTAACGAAGCACTTCGAATTCCAGAATGACGGACGATTGAGCTACTTCGCTGTATCGGCTGTTCCGGCAGGCGAGGCTGATGGCTGGTCGCAATTAAATCTTCAAATCCCATATCGCGCTGTGTAGCGCACAATAACAGGAGGCTCCTGTGAGTTCAGGCGCAAAAGTTGTAACCGCGTTTATACGCGAAACCACTCCGGGTATTACACCCACAGTTGGGGCTTGGAATCTGTTAAAGCGATCCTCTTATGGCCTTGCCCCAAAACAGAACACCAACGATAACGACGAAATCGGCGGTGACAGAATGACGCAAGGGGTTTCTCGTGGAACCATTGATGTTGGCGGCGACGTGGGGACCAAATTCCGCTGGAACCAGCACGATGCTTTTCTGGCAAGCTGCTTCGGTGCGGAATGGATTAATAACACCCTGGCAATGGGGAACTCACGCATTACGTTTTCAATAGCTTCTTACGCTGATGATGTGGGGATTGCGCAGATTGCGCGGGGATGCCAGGTGTCTACCCTGCGGATCGAAATACCAAATGATGGTGATATCGCTGCGACGGTCACGTTTGCGGGCCTTGACTGGGAAACAAAAGGCGATGATACCAGCTTCTTCACTGATCCCGTTGATAATGCTGGTGAGCTGCTTTATTCGTTCAAGGAAGTCACCGCATTAAGCCTGAATGGTGTTGCTGGTGGCAATGGTTTCTGCGTCGATACGTTCAACATTCAGTTCGACAACAATATGCAGACCCAGCGTTGCGTCGGTACCGGTTCAGCGTTCGCCGGCGCAAACATTCCCACCACATTCAAACCGTCAGGTCAGATAACCCTTTCATGGTCAAAAGCCGCCTGGGAAATCTATAAGAAAACGTTCACCGGCGAAATGGTGCCGTTCAGCTTTACGCTGGAGAATGCTGAAGGTGCTTATACCTTCGATTTTCCAAAAGTTCAGGTTTCAGGTGACTGGCCTGATGCGGGTAATACCGACATTGTGCAGGTTCAACTCGATATCACGGCAGCTAAAACGCCACCAACGATAACCAGAGTGCCTAAAGTTCAGGCAACGGCGATCAATGTTGCCCCGGCAACATCGACCGGGGTGGTTGGTTCCACGGTGACATTAACTGCTACGCTTACGCCAGCTGATGCCACTGACACCGTTGAGTGGACCTCATCGGATCCGGCAGTTGCGAGTGTAGTCTCTACCGGACAGAAAACAGCAAAACTTACCCGAAATGCAGCAGGGACCGCCGTTATCACAGGTAAAGCGCGGACCTTTACCGCAACCTCTGCAATTACCGTCACTGTAGCCTAATTTTACTGACCCTCTCCGGAGGGCTTTTTCATGGAGTTTTTATGCTGATTGTTACCCCAAAAATTGATTTAAATGGCGAGCGCTGGTTTTACCCGTATCAGAAAGCGGAAGATAGCCAGAAGGAATACCCCCCCGAAGAAGAGTCGCTGTTCAAGCTTCGCCTGCTGGTGGCCAGCAGCGAGAATTCACAATATCGCTCCAGAAACGCGCTGGTGCGCCGCCACATCGATAAGATGGACGCAGGTTATAAGGTGGGGACCACTGATTTTAACCTCGCCAGTGTGGGTGATATCGACTCTGTTGATGACCTGCTGATCGATAACGTCGCCCGGTTTCTGCTGAAAGGCTGGGAAGGGGTAGGCCAGTTGGTTGATGGCGTAGAAGTTGCTATCGACTACACACCAGAAATGGGGGCCATCATGCTCAAACAGCATCCTGAACTGTACTGGCTGATACTGGCTGAGGCTGCAAACATTGCTCAGGGTAAAGAGCAGCAGACTCAGGAAACCGTAAAAAAGCCTTAGAGGCGCAGAAGTGGCTAAAGGAGTTCGGGGGCGAACGGGGAGATAAGGCAAAGTGGCGGCGGGAGAAATTAAACCTCCCGCCAATCCCTGAGCCTGAGATTGATCCTGTAACGGGGGAGATACTCAACGCTTACGCCATGATATCTCGTGGCAGGCAGTATGCAGGAATGGCTGGCGTGCCGCTCCCGTTGTCCCTGAGTGATATAGAGCGCTATCTGGCCTCGCGTTCCATTCTGATTGACCGTATCGAGTTTGATGCAGCAATACTTGCCCTTGATGACGCCTGGCGCGATGCGTGGGCGGATGAGCAAAAGAACACGCCAGAAAAAAATAATTAACACCATTAGTCAAAGTCACACACCCATTTTATGGCCTCGCAATTGCGGGGCTTTTTTATACCCGCAATAAACCTCCGCGCATTCGCGTGCGCAAAATCCAAAAGAGAGCTTTCCGTAGTGTGAGTCTGAGACAGGGCGGTGGATTACATCGTTCCGCTCTCGGCTGCCCATGTCTACGCGAACAGGCTCGCACCACTGAAAGGTAAATACGATGTCTAATATCATCCCTATGAATTACGATGACCATTCATTCCCTTTTGCTTCTGATTGCTGGTTTAATGCCACAGTTGCTGCAAAACACCACGGCAGGAAAGTCACTGAGTGGTTGCGCCTACCTTCCACAAAAGAATATATGGCGGAGCTATGCCAGGAGCTTGGTATAGAAAGGTTTAATTTTAAAGGTGGGATTTTCCCACCTTTAGTTCGCGTTGAAAAAGGCCGATACGGCGGCACCTGGCTTCATCCTGAATTAGCTGTTGAGTTCGCCCGCTGGCTGTCTGTTAAATTCGCCCGCGCATGTGATCGCCACATTAAAAATCTGCTGCTGAGTAAAAACTTCCAGCTCACTGAAGATCAGATTGTCGGCCTGATGGTCTGCCAGCAACCAACGTCGTGGGAAAAACGATTCAAAGACCCGTTCTACCAGGCGCTGTCGAAAATGTCTGACCTTCCTTACTTCGGTCATGTCGGCGGTTGCCCGGCGCTGTTCGGTCAGATCACCGCTCGCTGGGTGTACGGTGTAGCCCTTCCTGATTATGTATATCAGGCAGCCAAACAGGCGGCGGGAGACAGCAAAGAGAAGATTCACCAGCACATTAAGCCTGATGCGCTGGAGAAGGTAGAGCAGCAACTTATTGCAGTCACTCACATCGCCAGTTGCAGTATTGATCAGAAAGACTTCGAGGCGCGTTGTATGGCTGCATTCCCGGTTAAGGGGCAGATGAAAATACAGTATGCGGCTGCGTGATGATGGGGGGGAGTGAGCCCACTCAAGTGGGCTTTCGTTTTTTTATCCTGATTCATTGCCCAAATAGCTTAGATAGCCCCGCGGTAGTTGCGGCTTGCACTATAGTTTTAAGCGCTTCCGTCGATAGTTCGCGGAGAGTTGATTTGGCCTTTTCTTTCTGCTCGTCATTCATGCTGGACATGGCAATGAGGTCTTCGAGGACGACTACGGCTTCTCGATGGAATTTGATGGTCTGGACGTTGAGGATTGCAGAGAGCCCGCCGTCATTTTGCATAAAATCGATTCCACGGCAGGTTATCTCTGCTGAATCAAGAATGCTGTATGCAGAGTCCTCATCGATTACGCTCTTTCCTGGATTTATCGTTATGAGATTATGCCCAGAAAGATAGAAGAGATTTGCTATAAGCTTGCCTTTTGGTGATGAGGATATGGCATCGCATCGATAATCATCGCCAAGATCCCGAATCGCATTTGGATATGCATCAATGCAGCACTTAAGAATTTCTCGCTGGAGGTTTCTGTCAAACTTATCCATTTTGATTCCTTGTCTATGTTTTATCATTCAATCTATCACTGAAAACTCACCGCTGAAAACCTTGATAAACGATCAGTTTATCGGAGGTGTATTTGTTACCTCGTTATTCCAGAAGCCTTGATTGCCCTACGAGTTTTATGTGATAGGATGTTTCTGATTGTAAATCTGGGGAAACAAAATATGAAAAAAATGGTAGTAGTGGCATTAGGAGCATTGGTTTTAGCAGGCTGTACGTCGCCAAAATATAATTATGCCCCAACAACACAAAGTTTAAGCGAACCACCTGTAGGGTCAGTGAATACCTCTTACGTTGGTGATTCTTTGTTAAGTCAAGGTATCTTAGCAAAATATGAAGGGATAAAAGTCACAGCGCCAGCGAGAGTTTCATGGGGTTATACAGTGACCCCTGGTAACCTGAAGAAGGTTGGTCAGGACGGAAAATCCGAGTTCTATATGCCTACGGGAATGGCTGATTCTGCAAATGTTCAGAAAGCTGCATTGGCTGATATGTGGCAGGCATTGATGGTTAAGGAAGGTACTCGGACGCTATGTGTCATTACCGTCTTCTCAGTATCTACGTGCGAAGACAATATGCCGATTGAGAAAACCAATCTAAACATTAGTTCGTCTAATAATTTTCAGCAGACATTACTGTATAACGGACGAGTCGGCAATAAGATCAACATTGGTTACCGAGAATCGTCATCTGATATGGCAAGACCAGCTTTCAACAACGATGTTGAATACGATTTATCAGAATCCAAGGTTATAGGTTACAAAGGCGCCAAAATTGAGGTCATTGAAGCTACCAACCAAAGTATCAGATACAAAGTTATCAGTAACTTTAGATAAAATTATTAATTGCCTCGATGATTCAAGCCCACTTGAGTGGGCTTTTATATTTAAGCTGAGACTTTTGCCCACTTATGCATTTCTCTTCTGGCTGTGTCAGCCCGTTTGGCTAGTTCTGTAACAGTCAGAGTCTCAAGAGCGTTACAGTGAATAACTACATAGCCAGCTCGCTCGGCCAACACCATCGAGGTTTCAAGCGACATAAAGCATTCACCAGGGCGAGCCTGTTGGACATTGATTGTCTGACCATTGCGGATCTCGACAAAAAGGTCAGCATCTAAAGGAAAAAGAGTCGTATGTTTTTTCTGCAACTCCTCCTCCATTTTATTAAATGCGTTGATGTAGTCGATTTTCCACTGGAGAGCCTTTTTGCCGGTGAAGCCCATGACGATCAGTACGAAGGCGTCGCGAGTTAGTTCAAACATTGGCGTTAAAATGCCTTCACCACCCTTGGGGTTTTCGCGGTGATAGAACGTCTCCCGAAAATTAGGGAGACGATAAGCAGGGTCGCACTCGTCCATAGTTGATCGGATTTTATCCAATACGTGATCGTGGCGTTTGTGGAAATAATTTGCGACTGCAACCGAAGTGGTAACAATCTTTCCGTTTCTACTGATAACTTCCGGGATGACTGCTGATACGGGTTCCAGAGTGGTGCTATTCATTTTGCACCTCCCATCATGATGCGTGTGATGAGCGATGATTTCGCCTGTAAAACAGCAGGATTACTTGCAGCAACACGCATCGATTCGCGCTCCAGCAGTTCGGCAAGTCTGAACTTATCAGCATAGCTGGATTTTTTGAGTAAGATTTTTATCAGATTGACATAGTAGTCGTGGGGGAGATTAGTCATGATGACCTCTTTTGCTTTTTTCGAATTACCACTATCAGAGTGGTGCCGGGAGGTTCGAAACGGCGCAAAAGAGACCGCGGACTTATTCCCCTTTCGGGTGTTGTATTAGTCGCCCTCCCGACAATGATCGGGATGTGGTCGCACATTGCGCCCACTGAATAACAGGCATAAAAAATCCAACACTGACGGGGTTGGTTCTGACCGCTTTTGCTGAGGTTTCGACGCCTCGTAGCCGCAAGATAGCCGATGAGCAGTATTGAGTCAAGATTCTGCATGGCTGGGTTTTTCCTCCCTTCACATACCTGCTACTCTGTGTGCAAATTTTAATGATGGGGATAGGGATGTGAGGAAATTATTACTGCTAATAACAGTAGTTACGATGGCAGGTTGCGATGGTCAGGTCGAGAAAACCCCACAAAAACCAACTATAGCAAGCATGATCGCTAGTGGTAATGAAGAAAGAACGTCTGTTTGTGAAAAAGGTTCGGTATCACTTAAATGTGAATATTTGGCTGGTGACTTGCTTGGCTCAGGAAAGTGGCATCACGCGATTGTACATGTATCTCAAAGGGGAGAAGTCAGCCTTTCTATAGATAATGAAGCCTTTTATCAAACGGATGCTCGCAGCGGCTTCTTGAATGGAGTGAAATATGGGCATTTCGATTTCAAAGGATTGAAGAATTCAAAAGCAACAGTCAGCATCAGTAATTCAAACGAAGGATCTCGAATAAGCCTAGATGCCTGGGATGCAAATGAGAAAAAATTTATGACGGCATCAAATTAGTTTTACGTTTTAACTTTATCGATTCTTATCAAACCCGCTTCGGCGGGTTTTTTATTTCCCGGAGAAAAGTAAATGGCAGAACAAGAATCAAGACTAGCGATACGCCTGGATAGTTCCGGGGCAGAGAAGCAAGCCGATAGTCTGGTAGACGCTCTGGTAAAAATGACACGAGCAGGAGAGGAGGCTGAAAAAGCTGCTGACGATTTAGGTGATGCAACAAAAAAACTAAACTCCCGAATGAAGGATGGAGCAGCCGCAACAGGGAGGGCTACAAAGTTTACGGAAGAGCAACGAATAGCATTTCGTGAACTTCGCGATCAGATTGATCCGGTAGGTGCTGCCATCGATAGGATTGGCAAAAAATATTCTGAACTCAAAGGATATTTTGACCGTGGTCAGATTGATCTTGAGGAGTATCGCACCTTAGCGAAAAACCTGGATGCTGCTACAAACGAGTTAACTGGTGTAGCGAAGGCAGAGCGTGAAGCTGCAAAGGCCGCTGATGAGCAAAAAGCCGCATTACAGCGCCTGGCTGCGCAGCTAGATCCTATCTCTGATGGTTTCCGAAAAATTGCAGACAACCAGAAGCTGCTGGACAACGCAAAATCAAAAGGAATGCTCTCGGCAGAGCAATATGACTCGCTTTCAGGAAAATTAAAACAAATGAGGGGCGAGCTTGAACTGACTCAGGCCCAACTCGGAAAAACAGGCATGTCTGCCAAACAAACAGCCTTCGCTATGCGCATGATCCCCGCACAGATGACGGATATCGTTGTCGGCCTGTCTACCGGGCAGTCTCCATTTATGGTTCTCATGCAGCAGGGCGGCCAACTTAAGGACATGTTCGGCGGTATTGGGCCAGCGATTAAAGGCGTTGGTGGATATGTGGTGGGGCTGATTAACCCCTTCACGTTGGCGGCTGCGGCGGTCGGTGTTCTTGGTCTGGCTTATTACAAAGGCTCTCATGAGCAGAATGAGTTTCAAAAATCGCTCACACTAACTGGTAATCTTGTTGGGAAAACATCCGGACAATTAGCAGATATAGCTGCTCGTGCTGCTATTGCTGCGGACTCTACAACTGGCAAAGCTGCATCAACCCTAAATCAGTTGGTTTCATCGGGGAAGATCGCTGGAGATTCACTAGAGCGCGTGACGACCGCTATCGTTAAGACCAGTGACGCGACGGGTATTGCGACCGATAAGCTGGTGAGCGACTTCAACGACATTGCCGCCGACCCGGTTGCAGCTATTACTAAGTTGAATGACCAGTATCACTTTCTGACTCTGGCAACTTATAACCAGATTAAAGCTCTTCAGGATGAGGGTAATCAGCATGAGGCGGCGCGAGTAGCCAGTGAATCTTATTCCACTACGCTGATTCAGCGCTCTAATGATATTAAAGAGAATTTGGGATTACTTGAGTCCGCATGGGCCGCTCTTGGTAGAGGGGCGAAAAGCGCATGGGACGCGATGTTTGACGTTGGGCGTGAGAAATCACTTGAGCAACTTTTAGCTGATGCTCAGAAGAGAGTAAAAAACTCCACTGCTGGCTATGAACGGGACATTTGGGGGAATGTAACAGGGCTGTCATCTCAGTCAAGTGCCGAAATTAATTTTCTGCAAAGTACTATCAATTTGCAGAATGATTTAAACGGAGCTAAAGCGGCTGGGCAACAACAACAGGATTTAGCAATAAAGTCTCAGGGTGAGTTCAATAAGTTAGTTGATGCCGGGCGCTCTGCGGCAGAAAAAAGGTTGAAAGTTGAATCCAGATTAAATCGACTTATTGCGCAGAATAAGAAGGACGCTGAATTAGGCGTGTCCGTGTTATGGACGGCTGACGATATAGCAAAAGCTCGTGCCGGTATCGAAAAGCAGTACAAGGACCCAAAGACTCCAAAAACTTCCAAAGGTAAAGCATACACCGAGGACGCAGCCACCCGACTACTGGACCAGATCAACCAGCAGACTGCCGCTATGCAGTCTCAACTGGAATCCAGTGATAGGCTGAATAGCTCTACACAGGCACGCGTTAAGTTCGAACAGCAGATTGCCGATCTCAAGTCTAAAACCCAGCTTACAGCTGACCAGAAGTCTATTCTTTCCCGTTCTGAGGCAATCTTGCAGGCCTACAAGCAGCAGGAGGCGTTGCAGAACTCCGTTAAGACTTTGGACGATTACCGGAAAATGCAGGAGCAGGTAGCACCGAAGGAATTACGGCAAAATGAGACTTTGCAAAAACGTCTCGAAATTCTGCAAAAGATGGTCGATCTCAAAAAACTATCACCGGAGGATGCCGGAAAGCAGGCAAGTGACCTGATTAGTAAATCCATACTGCCGGATTCCGTCATATCAGGGGTTAACAAGGCTGGTGGGACACTCACTTCAAGTGCAACCAATAGCGACCTGACAGGGCAAGGCCTGAACATGATCGGGCTGCAAATCGATCCGCAGCTCGAAATCATTGAGAAGCTAAAACTTGCTCAGACTGATTATGCTGCCTGGTTGAATCAGCAACAGCAGGCGATAACTCAGAGCACTGTATGGAATGAGGAGCAGAAGCAGCAACAGCTACTGGCCTTGCAGCAACAGGGCCAGCAGAACCTGGAGGCGTTAAACACGGCGGTGTACGTTGCTCAGATGCAATCCGCGCAAAACTCCTTCTCCAGTATCACCGACTCTATGGGGTCGATGTTCGGTGAGCAGTCCGCGATGTACAAAGCCGCCTTTGTAACACAGAAAGCATTCGCCATTGCGCAGGCTTCCCTGCAACTCCCTATGGCGATGGGGCAGGCATTAGCCGGATTACCATTCCCGGCTAACCTTGCTGCCGTTGCTCAGGTTATCGGACTCATGGCATCAATTACTTCTAGCATAACCAGTGCTGCTGCTGTTGGCTTCGCCTCCGGCGGTTATACCGGTCCTGGCGGTAAGTATCAGCCTGCGGGTATTGTGCACAAAGGGGAATACGTTTTCGACCAGGCCTCAACGAACCGGATCGGCGTCACTCAACTTGAAGCATTGCGAAATGGTCAGCCGCTGGATGCGACACTAGGTCGTTCTGGTTTTGGTACCGGCGTTAAGAATGTCAGCAGTAGCCAGAGCAGCACGACGCAACACATTTCCATAAAACAGGACATTAACGCACAGGGGATGACCCCTGAGCAACTTGACGGCGTTTTGGCACAGAACAACCGGAAACTTACACGGCAAATTAAAGGGGATTTGGCAAACGATGTGGCTAAACCTCAGGGTGTTTTTGGAAATGCTCTTAAAGGGAATTATGCGCGACAGGGACCAAGGTAGTGGCCCGGCTTGTCCGACAAAACGAGTAATAAAGCCCGCCCTGCTGGGCGGGGATGTCCTCAGGAATCTTTTAACTCTGCCTCAAGGGAAATGACGGCTCTCTTAAGGAATTCGAGAGCATTTTTCTTTATCTCAGTGTTCAACTCTGCGCGCGAGTCGATAAATCTATCAACCCATACTTCCAGGTCGGCCATGTTTACGCCTTTGTCTTCACCAAGGTCTTCGTAGATTTGGAGCCAAAAGCCAGTCGCACCTTCGGTTCCATCGTGCTTTGTCCTGAAATCCATATTATCTCCAGAGGTTAACGGTGAAATTTTATTCTACATGCTTTTCAGGGGGAGGGTATGCCCAACATCTACTATCCACATGATTACCTTCCGATGCCTTTGCAGGAGGGATATGGTTTTCAACCGATAAGCCCGTTAAAGAGAACTCAGCTTATATCAGGGCGAGTACGACAACGGCGAGCTTATAGCTCGACGCCAACCCAGGCCACTGTCGCATGGTTTATGGAAACGGACGCACAAGGATTGGCGTTCGAATCCTGGTTCAGAGATGCGCTTTCTGATGGTATGGCATGGTTCCAGATGAGATTGCAGACACCTGCCGGGATTAAGTTCTACAAGTGCCGTTTCACGGATATTTACGAGGGGCCGACGCTGGTACCTCCGATTTACTGGAAATATTCGGCGACTCTGGAACTCTGGGAGCGTCCACTTATGCCTGCGCCATGGGGCAATTACCCGGAATGGATTGTCAGTAGCTCGTTGCTTGATATTGCACTTAATAAGGAGTGGCCTAAGCATGGAGATACTTGAACGGCTCTATGCCAGTAGCGGTTCGGAAGATATTTACGATACGCTGGAAATCACGGCAGGGGAGGAATCTTACCGGCTGACTCAGGGTTACGACGATATAACGGTGACGCTGGAGAATGGAAATATAGCAACATTCGAAGCCTGCGCCGTGAGTATTGCACTGCCAGCACGCAATGCTGATGGCACGCAGGATCTAAAATTTGCCATCAGTAATATCGATGGCGTTGTTTCTGCTGCGATCGATAAATCACTCGATGAACAGAAATCGGCAAAACTCACTTTCAGACGGTATGTCTCCACGGATTTATCAGCCCCGGCAGCAGCACCCTATACCCTGGATATAAAAAGCGGTTCATGGACGGCAGTAGCCGTTCAGATTACGGCGGGTTATATGAACATCCTCGATACAGCCTGGCCCCGCTACCGATACAACCTCGCGGATCATCCCGGTCTGCGTTATCTGTCCTGAGGTTTTCCAATGTTTCAACCTGATAAATATCTTTCAGTCAAATGGCTGAAGGGCGGTCGTACTTACCCTGAACTTGACTGTTTCGGCATTGTGAATGAAATCCGTGCAGATCTCGGACTGCCCCTCTGGCCTGATTTTGCAGGAGTAACCAAAGACGGCGGCGGCCTGGACCGTGAGGCCAGAAAACTGATGTTATCGCTGGAACGTTGTGAGCCTTGCGAGGGGGCTGGGGTGGCCTGTTATAGCGGCTCAGTGGTGACGCATGTCGGTATCGTGGTCTGGCTGGATAACCAGCTTCAGGTTGCCGAGTGTAATCACGGCACTAACGTTACGTTTCTCCCCCTCAATCGTTTTATTCGTCGATTTTACCGTGTGGAGTTCTGGCGATAATGACTATCCGATTTTATCCGTCACGCCTGCCTGGTGAACCGCTGGCGCAGCGTGAACACGCAGCAATGACCCTACATGACTGGCTGAGGAAAAATGTTACCAGCTATACGCTCGACAGGACTCACCCGATCACCGTGGACATCAACGGGCGAAACGTACCGCCATCTGAATGGCCCCTGTGTTTTATGCAGCCCGACAGCGATGTTCGTATTTATCCCGTTCCGTACGGTACGGGGGCAGAAATAGCCGCATGGGTGGCCCTTGGTGTTGCAGTGGCATCAGCCGCCTACAGCATCATCATGATGTCACAGTTGGGTAAATCAGGGGCGTCAACGGCTAACGGTGACCAGCTTGATTTATCACCAGCTAAAGCAAACTCCGCGAAACTGGGGAATCCTGTTCGCGAGGTCTTCGGTCGATGCAAAGTTTATCCTGATTATCTTGTCCAGCCTGTCAGCCGGTTCGACCCGGATGATCCGCAGGTATACCGCACTGAGATGTTTTTATCCGTGGCTTATGGCGAGTACGCTGATTTTCGCAATGCTGTGAAAATTGGTAATACACCGCTTTCCGCCTTCGGGGATGATGCCAGCATAACGATTTATCCTCCCGGAGCTGATGTTAGCGGCGACCGCAGGGCGGATAACTGGTTTAACTCGACAGAAGTCGGTGGCACCAATTCAGGTACAGCGGGCCTTGACCTCGCATCGACGGGGCCGGATAACGTGAGCATCAGCGCTGATGCCGTTGCTGTTTCCGGGGATGCAATCTCGCTTATCGGGCAGACCTCAGATGATGATGAGGATGACGACACGTCGATCCCTGAGTCATGGAGTGAGGGAACCATCATTACGGTTGTGGCGCCAGACACGTTTACCGTTGGTCATGATAGCGGTCGTAACATCATTATGGGCGACTTCGCAGAGCTGAACCCGTCTGTGGGGCAGGCGGTGAGCCTGCACTGGACGAATTACGATTATGATCTGTTTGTTTCGTCTTATACGCCCGGTTCTCCGGCTGTTCCCGGCGTGGGTGGTTCGGCGGCGTCCCTTACGGCTTCGGCAGCGCCAGCGACATATGACTTTAGCAGCTCTCCGGTTTCCTTCACGCTGAACTGGGCAGGGTCCAGCTATGTCATTGCATTGTCAGCGAACTACATCACCATGCCCTCTTTGCTTGATGCCATTACCGACCAGTTAACTGGCTCAGGCCTTATTGCCCGCGATAACGGTACCCGCATACAGATAACTGAAAAAAACAGCCCGTACAGCGGTAACAGTATCGCTTACACCGTATTGCCGTTAGCGGTCTTTGGTGATGCGCCCGTAAACGTTGCGGGCGTGGCATCCACTGGCGGGACGCCGGAAGTGTTACCTGCTATCACTCTGGCGTGGGGTAGTGCTACAGGGACCGCTTTCTCAGGTATTCCTGACGGTATACAGCGAATAGCCCTGAGTACGCGGGGGGACCAGTACCAGATCAGTTCTGTTGATGGTCTGACGATTACCGTCAGCAGGCTGATGGAGGACAGCGGCGGTAATCTGGTGTTGGATACTGGCTGGACTGGTTTCACTCCCCGTACGCTGCTCGATGCCAGTGTCACAGGGGTGAATGACTCATTCGACTGGATGGGGCCGTTCTTGTGCTGCCCGGACGGGGAAACTACCACAGAGGTGGAGCTTAATTTCTCCTATCCGCAGGGGCTGGTGGATATTGGCAGCAAGGACGGGAAAATTCACTGGCACGATGTGCAGTTAACGGTGCAATACCGGCTCTCAGGTTCGACGGACTGGACATCGGTTGTGATAAAACACGGGAATAATACGGTGAACATGATCGGCTATACCGAGAGGATCATTTTCCCCCAGCCCGGCAACTATGAGATTCGCGTCAAGCGGGACACGCCTGTGTGGGGCGGGACGACGCGCGATTCTGTGCAGTGGCAATCTCTGAAAGCCAGGTTGCCCGCCCGTCCGACCCGGTATCAGAATATCACCACAATGGGGATTACCCTGAGAACTGGCGCTCGTCTGGCGTCTCAGTCCGATCGCCGTGTGAGTGCGGTCATTACCCGACTGTATGACGGCAGTCCGTCACGCAGTATTTCGGGTGGGTATTACTACCTTGCCCGCAGTCTGGGTTACAGCGACAGTCAGATTGATATGGCGGCCATTAACCATCTGGAGGCAACGTACTGGACCCCACGCGGTGAGACGTTCGATTATGTGGCAGACAGCGACAGCACATCAGCAAAGGATGTTTTCGATCGCATCACTGAGGCGGGGATGGGCTACTTCCTTCTGTCAGACGGAAAGATTTCTGCTGGTAGGGAAGGGGTGAAGAGCTGGGCCGGGATCATCACTCCGCAGGAAATGACTGAGGAAATGCAGACCACTTTCCGCGCGGTGACTGATGATGATTTCGACGGTGTGGACGTGAAGTACACCAACCCCACCACCTGGGCAGAGGAGACGGTACAGTGCCGGATGCCTGATAATCCGGTACCGCGCAAAATTGAGTCTTACACCATCGATATGGTGATGAGTGCCGATCGCGCCTGGCGTATTGGTATGCGCCGCCTGATGAAGCATATCCACCAACGGCGAACCTACTCAACATCCACAGAGATGGATGCCTGGTGCTATCAGTACAGCGACCGCCTGGTGCTGGCCAATGATATTCCAACCTCTGGAACTATCAGTTGCCTGATAGAAGCCATGACGTATGACGACACCACTATTACTTTACGGGTCTCTGAGCCGCTGAATCGCGGTTACGAAAATCCGCGCTGCTGGATACGTTTTCAGGACGGCAAAGTTTCGCGTCTGCTGGTACCCACAGTAATCAACGATTATATGCTGACCGTACCCTACAGCGCGGATCTTGAGCCTGAATACTGGATTTATGACAATCCGAGCGTTGAGCCGCTAACACTGTTGTTTTGTCAAAGCGAACAAAGCGCAAGACATGGATTAGTCGCTGAAATTGCGCCGTCAGACGATGGGACTTTTCAGGTTACCGCCCCGGAATACAAAGACATTTTTTATCAGTACGACGACGCCACATACCCCGGCGACGCCGCTTAAAACCACAAAAATCTCCCTTTCAACTTTCTTTCGCTCAAACCCTCGTTTGTGCGAACGCTATTTTTTGGAGCAAAAAACATGGCAGCAGATGACCTGAATCCGCCGCTGGGCACGACCACACCTGAAGTATTTTTCGATAACGTCAAACGAGCCGATCGGCTGGTAAATGGCCCAGCGGCAACGGTTGATGACCGTGGCGGAAAACCGTTAGACACCTGGCGCCAGATGATGGCGAAAAACGATGAGATCCGGCAGAACATCATTCCGTTGAGCCGCCAGTACATGACGCTTGAGGCGGCCCAGGCAGATATCGCGAACATTCCACCAGGCTCAACAACTTATGTACGCAGCCCTGATGGAAGTGCGCTGGCTATTGAATACATGAATGTAGATGGAACGCTGCAACCAACCGGCCGCGCCATGGCCTCAAAAGAATATATTGATGAAATTAAAAGTTACATCCCGTTATTGAATAGGACGCAATATTGGGGCGGAGTAATTGCAGCTGATAAAACGATTGGTGTTGCTTTCAGAATAAGCGATAACAGACCAATATTCGGCAACGGTGGCGATATAGTTGGACGGATTGAAAAGCTGGAACAGATTAATCCGATCGTTACGGAGATAGCGCACGCATGGGGCAATAGTAAAACAGCAGGTACTGGTGGCACCCCTTATCCGACCCAGCTTGCCGAATTAATTGGCGATGATTTCACCGCCATCAACTACGGTATAGGTGGACAAAAATCCGGCCAGATTGCTATGCGCATGGGGGCTGTACAAACATTCCTGACATTAAATGGGGATGCTATCCCTGCTGCTAATGGAGTAGTTACAATTACGCAGATTAATGGAGTCAGTGCCACTGCCGCGCCAACATACCCCAGTCAGGACGTGCGGCTGCTGAGCACCACTGCGGATAATGTTACCAGGACTATAGACGGATGGTTATGCGGTGTGAAATGCCGGATAACACGCACTGCAAGCGGGGATAATAATAATACTAAAGTCGAGGTTTATACACTGACAGCATTAACCGGTAGCGGAGTTCGTTGTCTGCCGGGGTCGCTGTTTGTACCTGACTATGCAATGCAGGACTACTCAAACGTTGAGGCATGGATAGATGCAGGAATTAATGATTTCCGCTCTGGCACTGATGCAGACTTAACTGATGACGTTGAAGCTATCAGGCGGAATGTTGATGCAATGGTAGATTTTGCGGAACGTAACAAGCGTCCTATTATTTTGCTCAGCCTCACCGCTGATAATTACTCTACAGAATTAAGAGGTGGCATTAGATACGAAAAAATTCTTGAGTTAAATTATTACTGGTCCAAAAAATATCCTAATTATTATGCAAGAGGAAATAATGGCTTAGATTTGCGCGAAACCCTTGTTGCTAATTACAATCCTGCAAACTCTCAGGATGTTATTGATTATGGGAATGATATTACGCCTTCATCTTTGCGCAGTGATGATCGCCATCCTAATACCACTGGCTATGGAATATATGCTTCGGTGGCTTATGAATTTCGGGAAAGGAGAGGTTATTAATATGGCACGTTTTTTAAAATCAGACTCATCACCGCAAAGTAGCGGAGATAATCCCATTTATCTTGAAAGTGACCCGATAATTATTCGCGGTGAAACTCTCGGATTGCTGGATTTCAGTAATGATCAATGTTATTCAGGCGGCAGCCCGGTCCCGGCGTATGCCAATCTGAAAAATCTTGTATATGGTGGCACAAATGCGATAAACGGGCCAGCAGCCAGAACGCTTGAAACCGGCATGTTGAAATTCACTGGTGCAGAGACGGCAACTACTGATTATGTCACGCTCCCGACAGATGAATTTTCCATACCGGCAGGCTGCAAGTGTGCGCTCGTTAGCGTTGCACTAAAACTTCCTGCATCAGGTTACGGAACGCCTGCAGGTACGCGCTATCCGATGTTTTTTGGCAGGATGAATAACACTTCGGCGGCTAACGTAAACTTCGGCATATGGGGGATTGTGAGCACTGCCGGGGTGCTCCAGTCAGTCCAGGGAGCCGCAATGGGTAGCGTTGCTATTTCTGCAACAGCACAGCTTGCGCTTTTGACTGATGGCAACGTCCACGTGGTGTCTATATACGCCGATGGAGAGACGAATCCCGGTGTTCTAATCACACGCATTTACGTAGATAACATTCTGGTTGCTACAGCTACAAATAGTGCGTGGGATGGCGTTGTGCCGCAGCCAACAAATTTACCACGTATCGGCAGCTATCCGGCAACAATCCACGGCCCGTGGAACGGTCAAATGGTGGGGCGCCCGATGGTGATGAACATGACAGGAAAATCGACGGTGGCGACTGATATCATTGCGCAGTCTGTTGAATTGGCTAAAAAATACCTCGTGTAGTGGAGGGTAGAATGGCAATCACGTATCTGTCAAACCTTAAAATAGAGAATGAAATAGATGGCTCAGTAACTCATCTTTTTGATGTAAATGGAGTCATTTATGGAGTCGTAGACTCTGGCGGGCAGCAGTATGTTGTTGACAGCGATTATGCCCCCACATCTGACTATTCTGTCAGCGATCTTCCGCTTCCATGAGATATCAATCGGTTGCTGCTGTCACAATAATTGATAGCCGCAGCCTTTCTTGATCTTCTCTCTCAATGAAATTACTGTATACATAAACAGTATTTATGAGAGGGAAGATCATGCTTCGACAATCAGACATCACAGAGGCCTTTCGTGAGTCGATTCTTCGTGACTCACGGGGCTACCAGTACCTGCACACGCGAGATTTTATTTCCTCGCTTCTGCAGCGTGACATCCACTTTTCATACTCGGAAGCCAACCGGTGGATAGAACGCTATCAGTTTTGCTTTGCTGACAAAACCCCAACCCACACAGAAAACCGTCTGTGGATTTTGCGCAACATGGGGAGGATTATGTAATGGTGAGTTCATTCCCATCCCCTGCGGATGACTACATCGAGCAAAGGCTGACTGTCACGGCGGCGTGCAATATTGGCGCTAACAGTCGGGTTATAGAGACTGACCGGGGCTATGTCGTTCTCGATTTGTCGCTGAAAGTGAAGCAAAGAAGTGTCGTTCTGATACGTGTCGCCGGTGAACTTCAATTTGCCAAACTGATGGGGCGGTCGTTTATCACCGTTGAGGGGGAGAGTATCGAAGGAGAAGCGCTGGAGGATGTCGAAGTGCTCGGCGTTGCGACTCACGTTATTAACGATATGAGGAATGATGATAGTCCAGTTTGATAAAAAATCAGCAGTACAAATGCTCATACGCCGTTCGAAATGATGTGCTAAATTGTTGATTTGATTGTAGCGCAATGTTGTGTTTTATCGTGATTTGTAGCCTGTTTATTGTACAGGGAAAGCCTTTAAGATTTTGATAAAAAACGACATTTTTATTTTTGAGGTCTATTTATGAAACAAACCGTTTATATCGCCAGCCCGGAAAGCCAGCAGATCCATGTATGGGATCTGGACCTTGAGGGGAAACTGACCCTGGTGCAGGTTGTTGATGCCCCGGGTCAGGTCCAGCCGATGGTGGTAAGTCCGGACAAAGAGTATCTCTACGTCGGCGTGCGTCCGGAGTTTCGCGTACTGGCTTACCGCATTGCGCCCGATAATGGCGCCCTGACCTTTGCTGGCGAAGCCGCGCTGCCGGGAAGCCCAACGCATATTTCTACTGATCATCTGGGCCGCTTTGTCTTCAGCGCTTCCTATAACGCAGGCAGCGTGAGCGTGACGCCGCTGGTGGATGGTCTGCCACGAGAAGTGGTGGCAGTTGTCGAAGGGCTGGAAGGTTGCCACTCGGCAAACATTTCCCCGGATAACCGTACCCTGTGGGTTCCGGCGCTGAAGCAGGATCGTATCTGCCTGTTTACCCTGAGCGACGACGGTTTCCTTTCACAGCAGAAACCGACAGAAGTGGCTACCGTTGAAGGCGCTGGTCCGCGTCATATGGTTTTCCACCCGAACCAGCAATACGGCTACTGCGTGAATGAACTGAACAGCTCCGTTGACGTCTGGGAATTGAAAGATCCGCACGGCAAAATCGAGTGCGTACAGACCCTGGACATGATGCCGCCTGATTTCGTCGGCGTTCGCTGGGCAGCGGATATTCATCTGACCCCTGATGGCCGTCACCTCTACGCCTGCGATCGTACCGCCAGCGTTATCACCGTCTTCAGCGTTTCTGAAGACGGCAGCGTGCTCTCTATCGAAGGCTATCAGAATACTGAGACCCAGCCACGCGGTTTTAACCTCGATCATAGCGGTAAATATCTGATTGCAGCCGGTCAGAAATCGCATCACATCGCGGTGTATGAAATCGAAGGCGAGCAGGGGTTGTTACAGGAAAAAGGACGCTATGCTGTAGGTCAGGGGCCAATGTGGGTGGTGGTTAACGCCTACTAAACCAATTGCTTACGGCTGAAAACCTCGCTGTGGCGCTGAGGGAGCCCCACAAACTCGGCGCTAATAAACCAGCGCCATACTCAGGTAGGTTCTTGCGAGGTGGTTAAGCATGGTTCTCAGCGCCGTTCGCCTTAAAATTAGCGGAGAGTGCCGTAAGACATTTTTCGCTAACGTTAGATACGAGATAACCCGCTTTGATTTAATGTTGTTAGCTTGATACCTCAAATATATACCCGTCATACTTCACGTTGCATGTGCGTTGGCCGCGTTTGTTCACCCCAGGAGCTTACGCAAGTCAAGTGACTGGGGTGAGTGAGGACAAATTCGTCAAAACGAATTTGAATGCTGTCCACAACACCCGCCAGGGTGAGGCCCATGGATGGGCCGAGTATTGCCAACGCACATGCCACTTGAAGCGTGCTGGTAGTGTACATGCTTTAATGAGTGGATGTTTTTCAGCTTTGATATCTGCGACCTCATGCCAGCATTCACCTGTTTTATGTAACCTGAGCCACTTTAGTGATGAAGAGGGAGGAAAAGCAATGTCTGGCTAAATGGCTTTTGCTCATGTTTTGAGGCGGTAAGGTTAGAGAGTTTTTGGAGTCTAAATTGTTTGTAAGGCTCCATTTTCCAGGATTTTTCCACCTTAGGTAAATTCTTAGGTTAGGGGGAAGGTCGAGACTGAGTAGGTTAATAGATTTTTATGTCATTTTGTAAATAAAATTATTCATTTCATGGTTTTTTATACTATAAAATATTTTATTGTAAGTGAATAAAGTTACCTGGTTAAGCTCTTGATGAGTTGGAGATATTTTAACAATTTTTAGATAATCGGGATCCTTAAGACTTTTCCTGAAAAATAAATTTTATGATTCATGATTTTTTACTTCTATGTATTTTAAAGTTTTTTTTATTTTCTATGTGGCGACGCATTACGATAATTCTACCTGTTTTTGGAGAGTGAGTATTAGATGATGAAACGCAATCGGTAAGTGTCAACGAAGTTGTCACCCCTGACATGATTTATGCGGCCTGCTTTTCCCGCTCCGGGTTCAGCATGACCTCCGCTTTCCACTGCCAGTTCCGCGTACCGCGCGACCAGCGTTCC